GGAGGGAAAGAGGTAGCTATGTTTGATAAGGATAATAATCTTATTAAAATATTCAAGACTTGTGGACTGGCTTCTAAAGAAACTGGAATAAAAGCTACGCACATTGCAAGAGGTGTTAGACCAAGTGCAGGTGGTTATATTTGGAGATATAAATAGTAAGAGGTTATGATGAAATTACTTAAATATGAAGGTTATAAGGTTGTGATAGAACCAGAGCTTTTAACATTAAAGCCCTTCAAACAAATATGGACAAGAGATAAAACAGTAAATAAGGACAAAGCCTTAGCAGAAATTGCTTTCATCTATTTTATGACTGACCCAAGAAGTGACTATCAATACCTTGTAGATGACAAGGAGAGAATGGAAGCCATTAAAGAGGGAGAAGGATTACCTCCTAAATGGGAACCAGACAGGATAGTAACAGAAGCAATGGAATTTTATAAATCATTTAAGCCAATCTCTGCATTACTCCTTGAAGACACGAGGTTTATGGTTAATAAGTTCAGAGCAAAACTAAGAGAGCTGGACTTTGACAGTCTTGAGGTTAAGGAGTTTAAGGAGATTACAGCCATTGTGAAACAGATTACACCTCTCATTAGGGATTTGGATGAGGCTGAGAAAGCACTTAACTCTGAAATGAGGAGTTCAGGTAAGATGAGAGGACAGGGAGAAAAGACTATATTTGAAGATGACTTGGCACTATAACTATGAAAGCAGAAGATATTATAGAAGGTCTTAATAAACATATTGAGACAAGGAGAAGTGAGAGGGGAATTGAGAATGTAGGGCACATGGTATTACAGAAAGAAATCACGCCTCATTCCTCATTCAAGGTTTATAAGATTTACAAGTACACTCTTTGGTTCACTAAGAGGGGTAAATTTTATAAAGTAATAACAGTACAACATACTGCTAAGGTTCCTAATGGTCAGGAAGAGAATATGTTAAGAGAGATGAATATCATGTTGAGTACACTAATATTCAATTGGATAGGCTCTGATTTTTATGAAGCAGTTATAAAGGGAGAATATAATGGAGTTTCAGAAAATACCAATGAATAAATATCAAACTGAGCTAACTGAGGAATTGGTTAATAGCCTTCCTCAGGAAGTTCAGGACCAGTTATTTGATATTATAAATAATGTAGAGTTTGTCAAGAGATTGATAAGTCCTACAAGAGAATATGCTAAGGATAGACCAAGAGATGATAGAGGTAGAATCATTGTAGACTTGGCTAATCCTCATATATTAGAGGATATGGATTATTTCAGACCATCTGCCATACATTATGAAAAGTATGGTACATTTACCAACCTCAGACCTAATGCCAATCCTAATAGTGAATATGGTAAGTGGGTAAGAGAGGAAAGAAGAAGAATCTGGGATGGTTATGTAAGGGAAAGTGATGGAGAATGGGTCACAGGATATATGTATTGGTTCCTTAACTATTCTCCTATGATGCTCTCTAAGATTAGAGAGTATAAGGATAAGAATGGTAAGAAGAGAAAGTCCAAAAGAGCTGATAGAGTAGAGGCACTGCCTGAATGTTGGGAAGGCATCTATTGGAGGTTCCATTGCTTAGACCAAGCATCAAATGGTGGTTTATACAATAACTTTGAGGGAGGTCAGCACATGGCTGAACTTGCTTCCAGAGGTAAAGGTAAGTCATATAGTCTTGCATCTATACTTAACCATATCTTTGTGGTAGGTGAGAATGAGGAAGCACATGAAAAGGTAAAGGGTATAGTAACTGCCTATCAGAAGGAGTATCTTACTAAGGATGGTGTCCTTAACAAGTTTGTAGATATGGCTAACTTCTGTGCAACCAATACCCAGTTTCCAAGAAAGAGATTAAAGAACTCTTTACAGGAAATGACATGGATAATGGGGTATAAGGATGTAGAGTTGGATATTGAAAGAGGTACTCAGAATACAGTACTTGGAGTATCATCTAAGGATGATGAGTCTAAGTTGAGAGGTAAGAGAGCTGCCAAGATTCTTATTGAAGAGTTTGGTACATTCCCAAGATTAGTTGATTTGTATAATGTGCTTTTACCTTCAGTACAGGAAGGTGATATTGTCTTTGGACAAATCTATATGTTAGGTACTGCTGGTGACAATGAATCAGACTTTGCTGGTGCTCAGGAAATCATGTATAACCCTAAAGGTTATAATATGTATGCTTTACCTAATGTATTTGATAAGTACAACCAAGGTAAACCTTACTTTGTATTCTTCTTTCCTGGCTATGTAAATAGAAAAGGATGTTATAATGAGAATGGTGTATCTGATGTAATTAAGGCTCTAATTGAAATTCTTATGAATAGGTATAGGGTAAAGTACAATTCTACTGACCCTAATACTATTATTAAGACTATTGCTGAGGTTCCTATTACTCCTGCTGAAGCTATTGTTAAGACAGGTGTAAATATGTTCCCTGTAGCTGACTTGACTGAAAGAATAGGTCAATTGGATGCTAATCCTACAGAGTATGATGATGTGTATGTAGGTGATTTGGTATTCAATAAAGATGGTCAGGTGGAGTATAAACCTACCTCTGCTACACCTATTAGGGATTTCCCACATAAGGATAATAAGATAGAAGGTGCTATTGAAATATATCAGTTACCTGAGATTGATAGGAATACAGGCAAGCCATACAATGATAGGTATATATTAGGTGCTGACCCTTATGATGATGATGAATCAAATACTATGTCTTTAGGTTCTATATTTGTACTGGATTTATGGACAGATAGGATAGTAGCTGAATACACTGGAAGACCTCCTTTTGCTGATGATTACTATGAGATTTGTAGAAAGCTTTGTCTATTCTACAATGGCAGGCTGAACTATGAGTACAATAAAAAAGGTCTATTCTCTCACTTCTCGACAAGAAATAGTCTCTATCTTCTTACAGATGTTCTTGATTTCTTAAAGGAAAAGCAGATGATGAAAGATGGCTATGGTAACAAGTCAAAAGGTACTAATGCCTCTCCTGCCATTAATGCTTATGCAAGGAGTAGATTGAGAAGCTGGCTATTAGCTCCAGTTCCTATTATGCAAACTATTGATGGAGAAGAGAAAGAGGTAATGGTTCCAAGACTATTTACTGTGAGGAACAGAGCACTGCTGAAAGAGCTTATTAATTACAACTCTGAGGGTAACTTCGATAGAATATCTGCTATGGGTATGCTGATGCTTCTAAGAGAAGATAGAATGATAAGATACCAAGGAGATGTTAGTAAGGAAAAGCAGGAGAGGGCTAATAATAGCTATGATGGTAATGACCCATTCTTCAAGAGGAACTATGACTTTAGGTTTAGGCAGTAAATTTAGTAAAAATGGAGACTGATGGTTAATAAATTACTTATATACTTGCATAGGTCAAGGATTTTACTTACCTTTGCACAGTAATTAAATTGAAGTATGGAAGATAAGGCATACATAGTATATCTGCATATAAATCCTAAGAATAAGAAGGTATATGTTGGTACTACAAATCAAGATGTATATAGAAGGTGGAAAAATGGGCATGGATATACTAAGTGTAAAAAGTTTTATAATGCTATTATGAAATATGGTTGGGACAACTTTAAGCATGCTGTACTTCAATTAGATTCAAATGATAATATTATTAATAGATTTTCCTCTGCTTCAGAGGCAGAAAGACACTTAAATGGTAAAGGCAGCCACATAAGCTGTTGTTGCCTTGGAAAGAGGAAAACTGCTTATGGATATAAATGGAAATATGAGTAATTTTATAAATTTACCACCACAGCAGTTACCCTTTTCAAAGAAAAATAGAAAATGGAGGGCTGCTCACTTGGACTGGGCTGATTCTAAAACATTCTTCAATTATAGTTTGGTAAGGAAGTCTGTGATACATAAAAAGATAAATTATGACCTCCTTAATGGTAAACTACACATGAGTGACCTTGAGATGATACTGAATCCTGAAAAGCTACAGGCAGGTTTCATACCTGATAGGATTCAACACTATCCTATTATGAATAGTAAGTTGAATGTGCTTAGAGGTGAGGAAAGCAAGAGAGTCTTTGACTTCAAGGTAGTAGTTACTAATCCTAATGCTATTACAGAGATAGAGAATAACAAGAAGCAAGAATTACTACAGAAGCTACAAGAATGGGTATCTAATACTTCTCAGTCAGAAGAAGAGGCTAATCAAGAGCTTGAAAAGATAAATGACTATTACAGCTATGAGTGGCAGGATATGAGGGAAATAAGGGCAAATGCCCTATTAAACCATTACGTAAAGGAATTGAATATCCCTCTAATGTTCAACCAAGGCTTCATGGATGCAATGGCAGTTGGTGAAGAGATTTATCAATGTGATATTATAGGAGGTGAACCTACTATTGAAAGATTGAATCCACTCAAAGTAAGAATCTTTAAGTCAGGATATAGCAATAAGATTGAGGATGCAGATATGATAATCCTTGAAGATTATTGGAGTCCAGGCAAGGTCATTGATACCTATTATGATGTATTGACAAAGAAAGATATGGAGTATATAGAGAAGATGCCTGACCATGTAGGTCAAGCTGCTACAGACTCTATGGACAACATTGATGAGAGATATGGCTTTGTCAATAACCACATGATAGGAGATGAAATAAGTACAGAGGGATTCTTTTGGGACCCATTGGGAGGATATGATGGAGTTAATAACTCACTTCTTCCTTATGATGTTGCAGGAAACTTGAGAGTACTTAGAGTATATTGGAAGTCAAGAAGAAAGATTAAGAAGGTAAGAAGTTATGACCCTCAAACAGGTGAAGAAGTATTTAACTTCTACCCAGAGACTTATGTAATAGATAAGGATGCTGGAGAGGAAGAGCAGATATTCTACATCAATGAAGCATGGGAAGGAACTAAGATTGGTACAGACATTTATGTCAATATGAGACCAAGAGTAGTTCAATATAACAGATTAAGTAATCCTTCAAGATGTCATTTTGGAATTGTTGGCTCTATCTATAACCTTAATGACAACAGACCATTCAGCTTGGTGGATATGATGAAGCCATATAACTATTTGTATGATGCAATACATGATAGGTTAAACAAGCTGATAGCAAGGAACTGGGGTTCATTGGTTAGACTTGACTTTGCTAAGAAACCTAAAGGGTGGGATGTAGAGAAGTGGTTATACTATGCAAAGACTATGGGTCTTGCAGTAGAGGACAGCTTCAATGAAGGTAATGTAGGTGCAGCTACAGGTAAACTTGCAGGTGCATTAAACAATGCTTCTACTGGTGTAATTACAGCTTCTGATGGCAATCAGATACAGCAATACATTAATCTTCTTGAATTTATCAAGATGGAAATGGCAGAAGTTGCTGGTATTACTAAGCAAAGAGAAGGTCAGGTAAGTAATAGAGAAACAGTAGGTGGAGTAGAGAGAAGTATGATGCAGTCTTCTCACATTACAGAGTGGCTATTTGTAGTACATGAGGATGTCAAGAAGAGAGCATTAGAGTGCTTGCTTGAAACAGCTAAGATAGCATTGAGAGGCAGAAGCAAGAAATTCCAATACATCTTGTCAGATAATTCAATGAGAGTTATGGAGATAGATGGTGATGAATTTGCAGAAGCTGATTATGGTCTTGTAGTGGACAACAGTAATGGCATTCAAGAATTAAACTCAAAACTTGATACTTTAGCTCAGGCAGCATTGCAGAACCAGACTCTATCATTCTCAACTATTATGAAGTTATTCAGTTCATCTTCACTTGCTGAGAAGCAGAGACTTGTTGAAAAGGATGAAAGAAGTATCCAAGAAAGACAGGCTCAAGCACAGCAACAGCAGTTGCAAGTACAGCAACAGGAGATAGAACAGAAGGCTCAGATGGAACAGGCTAAGATGCAACAGGAAGACAGACTTAATCAAAGAGATAATGAGACAAAGATTCTTATTGCACAAATGCAAGCTTATAGCAAGAATAGTGAAGATGATGGCATAATAGAACCTGAATACTCACAAGAGGCTAAAGATAAGCTAATGGAGCAGATAAGAGAATTTGATGAAAGAATAAAACTTGACAGGGAAAGGCTTGAGCTTGATAAGACTAAGGCAAGTACTGATGCAAGATTGAAGGAAAAGCAAATAAATAAAACTTCAAATAAAACAACTCAAAAATGAGAAGATTTAGAGATATTATAGAAGATATAAAAGCCCCAAGTGTTCAAAACTTATGGCTTAATAATGGGAAACTTAAATACTACGGAGAGAATGGATGGCAAAATGTTAAGGGTCAAGATGCTCCTACTGTAAAGTGGAATGATATTGAAGACAAGCCTGAAACCTTCACTCCTTCAGAGCATACTCACACAAAGTCAAACATAACTGACTTCCCTACTTTAGCTACTGTAGCTACAAGTGGTTCATACAATGATTTAAGTAACAAACCTGACATACCCCCTGCATATTCACTGCCTAATGCCTCTACCTCAGCAAGAGGTGGAGTATTAATGGCAACAGCAGTTGCAGATTTAGCTGGTACTGAGGATGCTGCTACAATATGTACTAAGGTTAATGCCCTATTATCTGCACTTAGAGCTTCAGGAGCATTACAATCATAAAGAAAAAGATGAAAGTAGTAAGGAATTTATTGATTAGTAGTATTGAGCCTACAGATACAAATGTGGGATGGTTAAAACCACTTCCAGATGGGAACTTCAAGTTATTTTTTTAATAATGGTGGCTGGACTCCTATCTTGATAGATATTACCATAGAATCTGTGGGTCAGTTAGTATTTCAGTATGTAGGAGATGTTCCAGATATAGTAATATCACAATAAAAAAAGAAAATGGGAAAAATAAAGAAGATTTTAGAAAATGAATTAGTAGGTGGTACACAGACTACTGATGTATATCCTGTTACTTCTATTAAGGCTGTTTATGATGAAGATAATGAAAGACTTGATAACATTATAAATAGAAGGGGAATAGTTAATATATCTACTAACTATAATAGTGACCATATAGCAGAAGTATTAACATTAAGTCAAGCTATTGCTAAGGTTCCATCAAAAGATAGAGTACTTGGATTTCAAGGTAAATTTTTAACATCTGAAGGATGGAAGTCTTATATGTTTACTGGAAATTCCTTATCTAATTGGACTGATGCTACTAAATGGATAGAACAAATAACATCAGCTATATTAGCACAAGAACTTGGAAACAGTTCAACTAAGGCTATATCACAAGAAGCAGTTACTAACGAGATAAACATTCTTAAAAGTAAAGATAATTCTCTTACGTTAATAGTAGGTAAAGAAGCAAATATTAAGGTCGGATGGATTAATGTGAATGGACAAATATCAACGAATAGAGGATTGTATACTGAAATCGCAGTAGAAGAAGGTGATACATTCTCTTATTATGGTAGTTATGGTGGTGCATGTGCTGGATATATTATCTATGATAACAATAATTCTATTTTGGTAAAAAAAGAAAAAGCAGATTTAGGAAATATTTCTGAAGATATAGAAATTCCCGAAAATGGTGTATTGTTAAAGTCATGCTCTTTTACAGATACATTTAATATTACGTATAAAGGAAGCATTAAGGAGAAAATAGATAAGTTGAAAGATCTGTCTAGTAATCTATCACTGTATCCACTTAATCCAACAAATTCAGTAAAAGGAAAGTATGTAAATACAAGCGGAACTTTAAATGTATTCGAAGAAGCAAGTTATCTGGAATTTCTAATTAAAGAGGGTGATGTAATTTCATATGAAGGATCTTATGGAGGCAATTGTGCTGGTATAGCTTTTTTTGATAATAACAATGCTCTAATATCTGTTGAGCAAAAGGAAGATTTAGGAAACATAAAAACAGAGTTTACAGCTCCAGCCAATGTATATAAAGCAATAGCCAGTACATTTAAAAATAACCTAATTGTGTATTATAAAAATGGTTTAAGAGGAGTTTTAAATGAGAAACTTAAAACAGATGATTTTAGTAAATATTATCATTACCAATCTTTATATGAGAAGTTTGATTTTTCAAAATTAACTTTTAATCCCCGTGATATAGCAGTAAATCAAGCAATATTATTTTCTGCATGGGTGCCTAAAAATGGACATGAAAATGATGAAATATATATAATAGCCCTATCAGCATATTATAATGAATCATTAGATACTCAAGAGCCGACAAGATATGACATATGGGTATATAATCAAACAGTAAGAGTTGATGTGTTGCAATATATCAATAAAACACCATCAACACAGGATAGATATCATATTGTATATAAAGACACAGAATATGGGACTCTATACATGATAGTAGATACAAGTATACTAGCACCCTATAAAGAAAATAATAAGTATAAGGCTATTATATGGGGACAAAGAGAATACAAAATTAAAACAAGAGATGCAAATGACCCATTTTTGTCTGATACTTTGTGGAATAAAGAAGATGTACCAGTTACTAAAGATTATAAAATTGTTTGGTTTGGAACATCTATTCCAGCAGGCGGTTACCCTTTGATAGTAGGTGCCTTATTAGGATGTACTGTCTACAATGAAGCCGTTGGAGAAAGTCTTGTTAGACTTGGTTGGGGTAAGAATTGTATAGCAGAAGGTGATAAAATCGACAAATGGGGATGCAGTGGTACTGATACAAGTGCTTTCAATCCAATATCAAATACTATTGCCGCATTAGCTAAATCTATGTCTGCATCTAAGGTTGAGAAACAATATCTCATTGACAATCTTGCGCATTTCGAAAAAATTACGGGAGGAAAATTAAATAGAGAAACTTATACAGATGCGGTTATAATGGGATATAGCTATGAAGAAAAATTGCTTAAATATATTGATAGTAGTAGAGAGGATTATACACCTGTTGATTTGATTGTATTTGACCATGGACATAATGATTTAAATCCTGACGGTGACCCTAGATGGGATACATACGACATTGCCAATAGAGATAAAGATAATTATTGGGGGGCAATGAACTTTCTTATGGATATAATAAGAAAATATAATCCTCATCAGAATGTCTGTCAAATATCACATTATCAAGGGAATGTTGATTACTCAGCTAATTTTTATAAAGCTCAGCAACAATTTGCAGAGCATTGGGGTATTCCGTTTATGGAACTTTACAAGCTAACTCAAATGTCGACGAGTGAACAAGTTAGAACTAGTGGGTATTGGGGTTATACAGATGGAGTATGGCACAATGAAGGGTTCATCTTTATAGATAATGGCAATGGTACTTATACAACGAATCAAAGTTGTATCATTCAGTATGATTTTGGCATCGGCAATGGGACGTATAATTCAAATACACAGCTTTTTACAACAAAAGTATTAGAAAAACTTCCAGCAAATACTACTGCAAGGGATATTAAAACCATTGACGGTGTTACTACATGTTTATTAAAACCGAGAGAAATGTACATGAAAGACAGGCTTCATCCAATATCAGATAAGAGTGGAAATGCTAATAATAGGATTGCTACCTTATTAGCTTGTTGGTTAAGGTCTGTTTTTATTATTGATTAAATATACATTGATTAAATATTTGTAGAATAGGCTGGTAAACTTAACATTTAAACATTTTACTCACGAAATAAATGTCGTGAGTAAAATAAATTAAGTTTAATATACTTAATAAATGACTTATATTGTTGTATAAGTCATTTATTTTTTATATATTTGTGCCCATAAAATCATAAGTTATGGTAAGTAAGTATATAAACATAATTATAGTTGCATTAATAGTTTCTTTATCTATTGGCTCTTATATTTTATATACTAAGAACCAAAGATTGCAAGAAGAGTTATCTGTATCAATATCTAATGAAAAGGCATTTATTGCTGAAAACTCTTCACTAAGAGATGAGAATAGAGTATTTAAGTTTACCACAGAACAGCTCAACTATTACAATGATTCTATCTTAGAAAAGATGAATGAGGTCAGGAAGGAGTTAAAGATAAAGGATGATAATTTGAAACAGATGCAATATCTTTTATCTGAGGCTACAAAGAAAGATACAATAGTATTTAGAGATACTCTGTTCAGAGAACCTACATTAAATATAGATACACTTGTAGGAGATAAATGGTACCAAATGAGGCTTGGGCTTAAATATCCAAGTACAATTACTACAGACCCTAAGTTTGTTAGTGAGAAGTATATAATGGTGGACTATAAGAAGGAGACTATAAATCCTCCAAAGAAATGTTGGTTACTCAGGCTATTTCAAAAGAAGCATAAAGTAGTAGAAGTGAATGTTGTGGAGAAGAACCCTTATATTGAGAACAAACAACAAAGATTTATTGAAATTGTAGAATAATTATGATTGACTTAGGAATACTAATCACTGGAGGTATAGGGCTTATTACCACAATAGTCAGTGGCTGGGCATCATGGTTCTTTGCAAGAAAGAAGTATGATAGTGAAGTTGATAGTAACCTCATAAATAACATGAAAGAATCACTGGACTTTTATGAGAAGCTCTCTACTGATAATAGAGAGAGATTGGAAGAGGTACTAAAAAGAAATGCAGAATTGGAGCAGGAAGTAGAGGAACTTAGGAAACAGATGTTTAACCTTATGAGTTCCATATGTACTGACCTTACCTGCCAACTGAGAAAGAGAAACTTAAACCTTTTTAATGAGCATGGAGTTAATAGTGGACAGAAAATGGAAGAAGCAGAGCTACACCATAAGTAATCTTACTATTGATGGGAAGTGGTTTTGCAATGTACTTGAAGATGCTGATAGGGGGTTAGATGACTCTATGAGCATAGCTAAAATTAGGGAATTGAAAAAGCCCTCAATTACAGCTATCCCAAAAGGTACTTATGAAATTACCTTAGATGTTATCTCTCCTAAGTATTGTACTAATAGTTTTTACAAGCAAGTATGTAATGGTAAGGTACCAAGACTACTTAATGTAAAGGGATTTGAAGGCATACTTATTCATGCTGGCAATACTGACAAAGACTCAGCAGGATGTCTATTAGTAGGTGTCAATAAAGTTAAGGGTCAAGTAATAAACAGTAGAGAAACTTTCAAAGAGCTATACAAGCTCCTTAAAGACAAGCATGATAAAGGTGAAAAAATAACCATTAAAATTCTATAGTTATGGCAAAGAAATGTGGTTGTAAAGGAAAAGGTAAAGGAAGTTCCTGCTGATGGCTACTATGGCTATGGTTATGGTAGAAGAGACATCAATGGTAAGGCTAATGCAGGTCTTACTCTGATTATGCAGAACTGTTTAAGAACTGGTTTGGTGATGGTATAGAACAGAAGATAGTTGAATCTGCTATTGTATTCTGGTTTAAGGATGCAGATTGCAAAGCTGAAAACAAGGTAGTAGAATATCTTGGAGAATACTAATAAGATAAGGGTAAGAGATAATCTTACCCTTTCTTTTTGCCTATATTACAAGTATTTTATTTATATAGATAAAAGCAATTTATTTACTATATTGTAGATATGCAAAACTTTACTTACCTTTGCACTGTTTTAAGAACAAAAAGGTAGAAGAATATGGAAGAAGAACTTAGCTTAGATAACATCTTGGGAGCAGAGGAAATTGAGAATCTGTTTGTAGAAGATGAGGATACACAGGATACCCCACCTGCAAATGGGGAGCCTCCTAAGAAAGAGGAGGAACCAGATAATGATAAAGAAGAAACTACTGAGGTTGTTAATGTAGATAACTTGTTTACTGATACACCAGAGAGCGTAGGTAGTGGAAAAGAAAATACAGAGGAAAAGGAAGATACCACTCCTAAAGGGGATGGCACTTCTCCCAAAAACTTCTACTCTTCCATTGCCAAAGCCTTGAAAGAGGAAGGTATCTTCCCAGACCTTGATGATGAGGGTTTATCTAAGGTTAAAGACCCTGAAGACTTTAGAGATTTAATTGACCAACAGATAAAGGCAGGTCTTGATGAAAGGCAGAAAAGAATTGATGAAGCCTTGAATGCTGGAGTTGAACCTACAGAGATTAGAAAGTATGAGAATACTATAAACTTCCTTGATTCTATTAAGGAGGAGAATATCTCTGATGAAGGTGATAAGGGAGAAAAACTTAGAAAAGACCTGATTTATCAAGACTTTATCAATAGAGGTTATAGTAAGGAAAGAGCTGCAAGAGAAGTGCAAAAGTCTTTCAATGCTGGTACTGATATTGATGATGCAAAAGAGGCTTTGAAAAGTAATATTGACTTCTTCAAAGATAAGTATGATGAGCTTGTCAATGAGGCTAAGTCAGAAGCAGAACAGGAAGAGAAAGAAAGAAAGGAACAGGCTGAAAAGCTTAAATCATCAATCCTTAATGACAAGGATGTGTTTGGGGATTTATCAATAGATAAATCAACAAGACAGAAGATTTATGATAATATAGCTAAGCCTGTGTATAAAGACCCAGAGACAGGAGAGTACTTTACTGCTATCCAAAAGTATGAGATGGAGAACAGAACAGACTTCCTAAAGAACATTGGGTTACTTTTCACACTAACTGATGGCTTTAAGAACCTTGATGGTTTGGTGAAAGGTAAAGTAAAGAAAGAAGTAAAGAAAGGTCTTAGAGAGCTGGAACATACTCTCAACAACACAGCAAGAACCTCAGATGGTAATCTAAAGTTTGTCAGTGGAGTTGATGAGGACCCTGAATCTTTCATAGGAAAAGGGTGGAATCTTGATGTCTAAGCCTATAGTATAGAGTAAAATAACTGATAAATTAAATTATTTATGGCTGGAAAATTAGGTAAGTTTCAAATGGTAGGCTTCCAACACTGGAAGGGTCTTACTAAGGAAAACCACCTTGGTTCTATCTTTCAGTTAGCTCCACAGAAGGCTACAAACCTAATGGTGCAACTGTTGGCTTATTACAGAGGAAAGACACTTGACACATTCCTAAATCAATTCCCAACAAGAGAGTTTGAGGATGATAATGAATACTACTGGGATGTTATTGGCTCTTCAAGGAGAAACATTCCTCTTGTAGAGGCAAGAGATGAAAATGGTACTGTTGTTACAGATGCCAGTGGTATGATTGGAGTAGGCACTGCTCCCTTCTATTTGGTATTCCCTGAGGATTGGTTTGCTGATGGTGAGTACATTGTAGGTAATCTGAATGAAATCTATCAGTTCAGAATACTTGGAGACCCAAGAATGGAGGGTACTAATGCAGTGTATAAGGTAGAGCTTGCTGGTGGTAACACAGCAGGTGTTCCTGCTGAAAGACTGCTTGCAGGTGAGAGATTCTCAGTTGAAGCTGCATTTGTTGAGAAGGAGCTTTCAAGAAAGGTTGGTGATGTAAGATTTACAAGCCCTGTTTCTATGAGAAATGAGTGGTCTGTAGTAAGAATCCAACACAAGGTTCCAGGTTCTATGTTGAACAAGAAGCTGGCTGTAGGTATTCCTATTGTTAAGGAAACTGAGGGTAGATATACTAAGTCAGTTGCTACAATGTGGATGCACAATGTAGATTGGGAAGTAGAACAGCAATTCTCTGAGTACAAGAACAATGCACTTGCATTTGGTAGAAGCAACAGAAATGCCAATGGTGAGTACATGAACTTTGGTAAGTCTGGTAATGTTATTAAGACAGGTGCTGGTCTGTTTGAGCAGATGGAAGTTGCTAATACTATGTATTACAACACATTCAGCTTGAAGCTTCTTGAAGATGCTCTATATGAGCTTTCTGCTTCTAAGTTGGACTTTGGAGACAGATACTTCTTGATTAAGACTGGTGAAAGAGGTGCTATCCAATTCCACAAGGAAGTACTAAAGACAGTATCAGGTTGGGCACAATTTGTTCTTGACAACAGCTCTATTGGTGTTATTCAAAAGACTCAATCTAAGTTGCACCAAAACTCATTGAGTGCTGGTTTCCAATTTGTTGAGTATAAGGCTCCTAATGGTGTTAGAGTTAAGATTGATGTAGACCCATTCTATGATGACCCAGTAAGAAACAAGATACTCCATCCAAATGGAGGTGTTGCATTCTCTTACAGATATGATATTATGTACATTGGTACTATGGACCAACCTAATATCTTTAAGTGTAAGATTAAGGGTGATAATGAGTACAGAGGTTATCAATGGGGTCTAAGAAACCCATTCACAGGTCAAAAGGGTAATCCTTATATGTCATTTGATGAGGATTCTGCTGTAATTCACAGAATGGCTACTCTTGGTATCTGTGTTCTTGACCCAACAAGAACTATGTCACTAATCCCTGCAATTCTACAGGGCTAATGATAAAAGGGGAGTAGGATAAGCTCCTACTTCCCTTATTTTATTTCAAAAAGTTAAGGAGAAGATATGGCAGAAAAGAAAATGGAAGAGAAGGTGGATTATACTGTACCTGACTTTGATATAGACAATACAGAGACTCCACTTCAGGAAGTACCAAAAGAAGAGGCTACTATAAAAAGCCCTAAAAAGACACAAGAGAAAGTAGAGGTATCTGAAGATGCCTTAGTTAGTTGTCTAAGAAATGAGAGAATTATTGTAAGGCATGTGCCTAAGCTGACAGGTATGTGGGGTAATAACCCCAAGCATGTATTGTCAGGAGGTATGGCAGAAGGTGCAGTTAGAACATTTGTAGTACCAAGATTATCTTCAGGTATGTTTGTCAATGTCCTTACAGACAAGGAGAAGGCATTTCTTGAGGAAATAATGGGTCTTGAATATAATGCACTAAGTATTTATAGGAAGGTAGACAACTTCTGGGATGATTCTAATGAAAATGGTATCAATAAGGTAAGATTGACAAAGCAGGATAACTACTTCAATCTATCTGACCCAGAGGATTACATCAGATATAAGATACTATTAGCCAACAAGGATTATATTGCTCCTTCATTGCAGGCATTACAAGATACTCCTAAGGCTACTTACCAGTTTGTTATCATTTCTGAGGGTGAAGAGACTAAGGTTGCTAAGAACAATATGAGTACCACAATGATGTGCTACAAGGAGTTTGGTAAGATTGAAGATGATGTTGATACATTAAGAGTTATTATTGAGACTATTGATGGCAGACCTACATCACAAACTGCTAAACTTGAGTTCTTACAGACTAAGGTTAATAGCTTGATACAGGCTGATAGCAAGATATTCTTGAAGGTTATTACTGACCCAATGCTTTCTACAAAAGTTCTTATCAAGAGAGCTATAGAGGCAGGTCTGATTTCTAACAGGGGTAATTACCTATACTTGAGAAAGGATAATGCTCCACTTTGTGAGGCTAATGAAGAGCCTACATTGAATGTAGCAGCTAAATACTTAAACTCTCCTAAGCATCAAGAAGTTAAGTTTGCTTTGGAAGCTAAGCTGAAGTAGAAAAAAAAAAGAGTATGACAACACAGGAATTTTCTAATGAATTTGATGTTCTGTATAACAATATAATGAGCAATCAGGCTCCAGGTCTTGATGAGTATGAGAAGTCTGTCTTTTTAACTAAGGCTCAGTTGGAGATATTGAAGAATTACTTCAACCCCAAAGGCAATAAGTATGGACAGGGATTTGATGAGAATCCTAAGAGACAGGTAGACTTCTCTACTCTCATAACTGTTGCTAAGCCATCACAATATACTCCTGATGGGAGCTATGTTAAGTTTGATGATAGAAGCCAACTCTACAAGATGCCACAGGACATTCTACTTATGTTGAATGAAACAGGTATCAATACTGTAGATGGAGTTAAGAGATTGATTAGTATAATTCCTATGAATTATGAAGAGTATGCAAGACTTATGTCTAAGCCTTGGAAGCAGCCCCTAAAGAATCAAGGTTGGAGACTATTCCAATCTACTGGTGGGGTTGATTTTATCTCTGAGGTGGTTATTAAATATAATAGTTCTTTGACTGATTACAAGATTAGATATGTAAAAAGACCAAAGCCTATTATACTTGCAAATCTGGCTGATGAATATTCTAATGTATCCATTGAAGGAATAAATACAATCACAGAATGTGAACTGGACCCTATTCTTCACCCAGAGATTCTTCAAAGAGCAGTAGAACTTGCAAAGTCTGCCTATACAGGAGACTTGAAGAGTAGTGTAGAACTTGGTCAAAGAAGTGAATAATGACAACTGAAGAATTTTCTAATGAGTTTGACACCTTACTGAATAGCTATTCTACCATAGAGGCATTTGGAAAGACACCAAGCACTATTGAACTTGATGAATATGAGAAGTCTGTATTTCTCACTAATGCTCAAGAAGAGATAGTGATAGGTATGTATAATGGTAAGAATCCATTTGGAGACTCATTTGAGAGGACTGAGGAAATCAGAAGATACTTGAGTGACCTAATAAAGACTTACACAACTACTGACAAGAAAGTAGGATATACAGGACTATCCAAATCCTCAGTATTCTTTGAATTACCTGATGACTTATGGTTCATAACCTATGAAGCAGTTAATTTGAAAGATGATGGATTAGGATGTATGAGTGGTGAAGACATCTCTGTAATACCAATTACTCAGGATGAGTACCATAGGATAAGGAAGAATCCTTTCAGAGGTACTAATGAAAGAAGAGCTTTAAGGCTTGATTTGAGTGGTAAGGTAGTAGAGATAGTATCAAAGTATAATGTGGAGAGTTATCTTGTTAGATACCTTTCAAGACCTGCTCCAATTATATTAACTGATTTGACAGATAACCTGTCAATCAATGGTATAAGTGTAAAAACAGAATGTGAATTGAACCCTGTAATACATAGAGCTATACTTGAGAGAGCAGTAAAACTTGCCATCATAAGTAGGGTTCCAAATACAGGAAAAGAATAAAACTATTGTATAATTTAATATTAAATTAAAATGGCAACATTTAGTACAAATCAAGTAAGACAGCTTTATGTAGCAAAAGCACTGAAGACTCCTCATGTACTTGCATCAGATGCTGCTGGCTCTATTGCAGTAAAGAATGATACTGCAAAGAATCATCTGTACTTTGAATATAAGGGTGCTGACAACTTGATGAGAAGTGACCTAATTGACATCAAGAATATCCTTTATGCTAAGGCTACTGATGCTGATGCTATGGCACATGAATTGAAGTCAGTTACTGTGACTCTTGACACCAATGTTAATGGTGGTGCTCCTGTAGCTGGACAGGATTATATCCTGAGAATTGCATTCAGACAATATGTAGGAATGTCAGATGAAGACCAGTACTTCAAGTATGGTATGGTTCATGCCTATGCTGGTATGGATGCAGATGAGTTCTATAAGGTTCTTGCATTATCAATTGCTAAGAACTTCAGTAGAGAGGTAGTACCTCTGATTAAGATTGAAGTACATAGTAAGGCTACTAAGAGCAAGGGAGGATTTGACTCTAATGGTTACATGGTTGTAACTCCTACTACTAAGGATAATGGTAAGAGTGATACTACTAACCCATACTATGCAACAGATACCCTTGTAACTGATATTAATAGTATCAGAATTACTGAGGTAGAGCAGCCTTGGAGATTAGGTGTTATGGCACAGACTCCTGTGTACTTTACAGTACAGCCTACAACAGTTCTTGTAAGTGGTGATGAGAGAATCTGGGGTACTGTTACAGATAATGAAGATGCTGGTACAATTGACAATGGTAAGAAGATTGCAGACCTTGAGTACTTCTGCATGGGTGAGAGAGGTGATATTTATAGAGGAGTTGGATTCCCTAACAATATTCCTACTACTTATCTTGTAGACCCAACTGTTAAGTATAATGTGATTGACATCCACTATGCTTATGTAGGTAGCAATGAGAGTGTACAAAAGTCTGAAAAGACAATCACTCTTGTAGTACCAAAGGTAGGAGCTAATAATCAAACAAGTAACAAACTTGCTAATAATATTATCTCTGCAATTAATACTGCTACAGGTTTAACTATAGCTACTCTTGATGTGTCAGCAGGCTAAACAAATTTATAAGGGAGGCTATTAAGTCTCCCTTTCTTTTTATATAAACATTTGATTATGGTACAATTTAATGAGTTAAGAATAACCCCTGATGGGCAAAAGCTGATTATAGATGTATCTGTCAAGGACTTAGAGTATTACACAAATGTATATCTTGATACTATACAGATAGATACTCAAGACACTTTTGTTGAGTCTGGTCCAAGTAGTGAAGTTGTATATACAGAAGTTATAGGAGGAGATACCAAGTCAGTCAGATTAGAACTGGGAACAGGAGACCTATTACCAACTCTTAATGACAATCTTTTCTTTGTGTATATTAGGACTAAGGGCATACCTGCTGCAAATACTCCTTGTGGGATGGATAATATTACTACATTAGGAGTTGTATCTAACCTTTATCCTCTGTACCAACATGCCTTTAGTTACATTAAAGAACTGAGTGATACTTGTTCTATTCCTAAGAACTTCATTAACTACATACTTCAATATAAGGCATTTGAACTTGCTATAAAGACAGGTCATTATACTGAGGCAATAAAGTATTGGAAGAGATTCTTTATGGGAATTAAAGACTCAGTGATAACCCCTAATTGTGGATGCTATGGACAAGGTACTTAATGAATCACTTACAAGATATTTCAATGTCCTATCAAAGTTAGGATATATGAGTTATTCAGAGGTAGATAAACTATTAGTGCTGATATTCATATATGATTTGCTTGAAAGTGATTGTAAGTCCTTTATAACAGAAGAAGAATATAGAATTTTAGATAGTGCCCTGTATTGTCCATATGGTTCTACTTGCTTAATACCTTATCCTGAGTATATAGCAAACACTTCAATCTCCTGTACAGGCAAGTCAGTATAATTATTACATTAATACTTCTGACATAAAAATAGTAAAATCCTTGTGTAACTGATAATAATTACTTATCTTTGCACAAGGATTTTTAGTTATAGTAAATAATGATGTTATGAGTACATATAAAGAATTAACCTACATGGTACTTGATGAATTAAAGCTGTACTCAGATGATGCCCTATATACAGAGGAACATGTTATGTTCCTGCTTGGCAAGTATAGGACATTCTTACTGAAACAGAGATATTCAGATGTAAAGAAGCAGATACCTGAGAGTAACTATCAGACTATATGCTTGGATTTAATTGAGGTACCTGCTATATCAGGTGAGCCTTGTGAAGGTGGTTCTTATCTAAGAAGTAAGGAGAAGATTCCTTTCCTAATGAAGATAGGTAATCCTATGGTGTACCCAGTTGATTATTATCAAGGGGAGATTACTTATGTAAGTAGGGAAAGAATGAGATATGTAGGGTATAATAGGTACCTGAAGAATATTATCTATGCTTCTATTGGTCCAGATAATTACCTATACTTTAAGTCTTTCAACCCACAATACCTATACCTTGAAAAGGCAAGGATGACAGGTATATTTGAAGACCCACAGGCTGCATCAGAGTTACAGTGTCCTGATGATAATGGTGATACAGTATGTGATGTATTGGATAAGACTTTCCCTATTGAGGATGCTCTTATACCTCCTATGATTGAACTTGTAGTCAAGGAATTATTGGGTGCTGAATACAGACCTAAAGATGAATCTAATGATGCAAAGGATGAGTTGTCAGAAGTAGCAACTAAATAGTGAGTATGGAGTCTTGTCAAGAAGAGAAAGATAAAGGATTGGTTGATTTCCTAAACTCCATTAAAAAAGTGAATGAGCCAAGAGTTCACAAGGTTAGAGGCTCATATGGTGTATATGATGCCTATAAGTGGATAAGAAAGAATAGTTGGCTCAATATAGGAAGGTGTCTTACAGAACATGAGTTCTATAGCATTATAAGGAAAGTCAATGATTACTTAGCTGATAGTTTCCTTCATGGAAATGATATTAAGTTACCACACAGGATGGGTAGAATAGAGCTAAGGAAATATGATGTGAGGGTTAGTTTTGATGGTGAGAAAGTCAAGACTAATCTACCTATAGACTGGGATAAAACTCTTAAATTATGGTATGAAGATGAGGAAGCCTATAAGGAAAAAACACTGGTTAAAGTGGAGGAAAAAGAAATCTTTAAGGTCTACTACAATAAACAATTAGCAGACTACAATAATCAGGTCTTCTATGAATTTAATGTCAATAGAGAACTGAAGAAGAGATTAAAACAAAGGATAAAAGAAGGAAAGATAGATGCTTTCAAGATATAATTATGGTAAAAGAATATAACTACATAAATATAAGAGAGGCTCTAAGTAGAGTACTAAGGCATCCTCTTCTTCAAGATGTAACCCTTGAGCAAGCTGTGCAATATACCATTGACTTTATTGGTATATTTGGTATGCCAAAGCTATATCAAGATAAAGAGGAGGTTCTTCATATAGAGGACTTTAGGGCTAAGTTACCATGTGATTTAGTCTCTATTAACCAGATTAAGGAATGTAAGACTGGTGTATGCCTTAGAAGCATGACAGATAATTTCATGCCAAGAGAGCATTATGATAGGAGTGCTGGCTACAAGATACCACAGGAATTGTCCTTCAAAACACAAGGACAAGTACTATATGTATCCTTCAAGACAGGAGATGTATCAGTGTCCTATAAGGCAATTCCAGTAGATAAGGATGGATTTCCACTACTTATTGATAACCCTGTATTCCTGAAGGCACTTGAGGCATATATTAAAAGAGAAGCATTTACCATTTTATTTGATATGGGTAAGATTGCACCTGCTGTATTACAGAATACCCAGCAGCAATATGCTTGGTTGGCTGGTCAATTGCAGAGTGAATTTACCATCCCATCACAATCTGAGATGGAAAGTATATCAAGAATGTGGAATACACTCATACAAAGAACAAGTGAGTTTAATAATGGATTCTCATCTCTTGGTAATAAGGAATACATTAAATTACAATAACTATGCAGAAGGTTGTACAATTCAAAACAAAAGGAATGCAGAGGGACTTATCAGCTTCTGCATTTAACTCTGACTATTCTTATGAAAACAAGAATGTTAGAGTAATGCCAACTGATGAGAGTACTCTGCTTAGTTTGATAAATGAGAAAGGTAATAAGAAGTCAAATATAGCAGGTGTAGGAGACCATATTAAAGGTATTCCTATTGGGCAGGCTTTAGTTAATAATGAGCTTATTATCTTTGCTGCTGGGGATGATGATTATAGATTAGCAGATATAACTCCTGATATATTCGAGGCACCTGATATATTTCCTTGTGACATTCTTATTACTGACCTTACTGCTGGAGAAGATACTGCAAATGATATTACTCCTGACCTAAGTTCTATTGGGGATATTACATTTATAGATTGCCCATACAAGTTAAATATAGATGTAGATTCTATGTTGGATGATAGAATCTATAAGCTATGGTTCAACAATGGTGCATTAACTGGAAAGAGACTGTTTAGAGGAGACTTAGGATTTAATTATAAGCATCCTATAGAAACTATTTCCTTCTATGAGAACACTGATATTAGAAAGGTATATTGGACTGATGGTTTGAACCAGCCAAGAGTAATTAACATAGCTGCTGCATCTGATGTAGTAAGCAAATGGAATACTGATTCATTCAACTTTGTGAGAACACTTAATCTTAATGAGGAAGTAACCATTGAGAGAAATATTGTAGCCAATGGTAGCTTTGCCCCTGGGGTTATACAGTATGCTTTTACTTACTTCAATAAGTATGGTCAGGAGAGTAATATCTTCTATACTTCTCCACTCTACTATATCTCATATAATAATAGAGGTGCAAGTCCTGAAGATAAGGTAAGTAACAGTTTCAATATAGAAGTAGTTAATGTAGACAGGAGGTTTGACTATATCAGAATATACTCAATACATAGGACAAGTATAAATGCAACTCCAGATGTTAGGAGAGTTGTAGATTTGGCTCCTCCTACAGGAAGGTCAAATTATAAGCTTAGTAGCTATGAGATTAATCTCCCAGCTAATAAGATGACTATGTATAGGATAGGTAGTGGTGCTGAAAAGACACTTGACCAATATGAGCCTTCTTACTCAGGGTCAAACTATAAGTCTTGGACTTTTGATACTAATGAGTATTATGGCATAAACTTTGGTGGTGACTATCTGACTTGGGGTACAGGTACATCATTTATTATTACTATTACTAATGGTAATAGGGCAAGTATGCAATTGGCTAATAGTAGTAATATGACTGGTGCTCTTAGTATTGCTAAAGTTACCTACACTGATAATGGCTCATCAGGAGATTCAGTAGACCCTACTGAGTTATTATATATAGGAGGTGAGGAAGTAGTATTTGGTACAATGGCTCAAAAGGATAACACTCTATTCCTTGGAGATATTGAAACAAAGAGAAAGATTCTTGACTCTACTATCAGGAACTACTTCAAAGGTAAGAATATTACCTTCTCTACTTATAATAAGAGTATAAGTTCTCCAGAAGCTAAAGGCTACTATCCCTACAGTAACCAGCTCAAAATGAACTCTTATCAGTTCAAGACATTTAAGTACCTTGAGTATTACAGATTTGGTATTCAAGCTCAACACTATACAGGCAAGTGGTCAGGACCTATATGGATTAATGATGTCAGAAACACTACACATATAGATACTACTTTCTATAATGATAGCAAAATAGGATTGCCAGTAGCTGAGTTTACACTAAATGATGCTACCATTATTAATAGATTTCTTGATAATGGATATATTAGGATAAGACCTGTTGTAGTATATCCTACTATCAATGATAGAGAGGCTGTATGTCAAGGTATTCTGTGTCCTACAGTATATAATGTATCAGACAGATATGGTAACTCTCCTTTTGCACAATCATCTTGGTTTACAAGACCTAATGCACCATTTGATGAATATAAGGCTTTCCATTATAATCAGAATAGTGAAGGTGATTGGGGTGGAGACTGGGTAGGATTAGGACAATTCTTAGGAGACCCATCTGCATATTCAAGGGCAGGTATCATGTCTAATAACAGGACTATAGTTACTTCAGGAGAGACACAATACAATATTGATATAGTCAATAAAGGAGCTTGGGCAGAGTTTAGACATAATAGACCTATCCCAGGTAATGATAACAGGAATGCAGAAATCCAATGTATTTGGAATCCTCCTTCTGGTCCTTATGTTAATGATACTGCAACTGACTCAGATGTTGCAAGTTGGGTGTCTAACAATGCAGAGAATTACTATATTGACCAATCAATATTAACTTTCCACTCACCTGACATTGAGTTTGATAATGAAGTGAGAAGTATTGATACATCAGGATTGAAGCTAAGAATAGTGGGTATGGTTCCCTTAACTGCATTTGCTTCAGATATTGACATTCAAACTTCTACTCCTGTTAATAACTTCTATGATAGCTCAGAGCTACCTGCTGGGTTCTACAAGGAGCCTATAGGTGTAGAGAATGATTTTAGTTATGAAGGACTTGGGTCGCATCTTGGTGATTCTCACTTTGGATGGAGAGGATTGATTTCTGGAGCATTCTGGTTTGATGAATTGACTGCATACAAGGAGGATACAGGTAATACTCACCATTATACTACTGGATTTGTTGTATATCCTTGGCATAGAAATGGCTCACTTAATAATACTAAGTTTGCTACTGATGGATATAGGTCAGCTATGCTTGACAAGAAGAAGATGTCTAATATGAGATATTCATATAAGTCAGTCTACTTGGATTCAGGTAATATATGGAATGCTTATGTAAGTGGTAATGGTACAAGGACTGGCATATCAGGAGTTGCAGTATTTGATTCTAATGAGGTATCACTTGTTAGATTGCCTGCACAGGAGAACTCAGGTCTTACAGATATTAACTACTATGGCAATGTAGACAAGCTTCTCACTATCTCAAGAATTGGTGATAAGAAGGATGGTTATCCTATTATGACTACTGGAGTTCAAAGTGCAGAGACTAATGCACACACACTATTCAGTAGTGGCTATATGCAGGTAGATAGTAAATTCACTGACCAAATCACAGGTACTGACCCTGTTAGAATCAAGTATAAGTCTACTCCTCATGCTGTATTAGCTCTAAACTATACTACATCAGGTGCTCAGAGGATATTGCCTAACATCAAAGATGGTGATTATAATGATACTTGGTTTGTAAATGCACAAAACTCAGGTGCTCCAAGTGGACAACACATGTATTGGGATAAGTCAGGAAGTACCAAGAGTGTATCACAGGATACTATTATTACTGGTGCTCCAAGAGGTCCTATATCTGCTGTATCAAGTATTCAACATGGATGGCTATGGTTAGGAGAGTTATATAATGATAATGTACAGAATAGGTTTGGTGGTCAGACAGAAGAAGCCTTTGAGAATAATGTATGGCTGCCTTGTGGAGACCCAATCTCTCTTGTAGATACTAACAATGGAGTTAAGAGTAGTGTTACTCTCAGATGGGAAGAAGGTGATACCTATTTCCAAAGATATGACCATATCAAGACTTATCCTTTCACTCTTGAAGACCAGAATGCAGTAACTGATATTGTATCATTCATGTGTGAAACAAGGGTAAATATTGATGGTAGGTATGATAGGAACAGAGGACAGACAAGTAATTTCTCAATTACTCCTGAGAACTTTAACCTGATGAATGGTGTATATTCTCAACCTAATAACTTCTTCAACTACAGGACAATTAATCCAAACAAGTTGAACTTGGATAACTTCCATAATTCAATTACTTGGACTAAGACTAAAACTGCTGGAGAGCTAATTGATACTTGGACTAACATTACCCTTGCATCTACTCTTGACCTTGATGGGGATAAGGGAAATGTAAGGGCACTAAGAAGGTTTAACAACAATATACTTGCTTTCCAAGATAGAGGTATCAGCCAAATCCTGTACAATGAGAATATGCAGATTTCTTCTACTGATGGAGTCCCTATTGAGATTGCAAACAGTGGGAAAGTTAATGGTAAGAGATATATCTCTGATAGAATAGGATGTACTAATAAATGGTCCATGTGTGAAACATCTAATGGTATCTACTTCATAGATGACATCACAAAGGGAATATTCTTATTCAATGGTCAGTTAGATAATCTATCTGACAGATTAGGCTTCCACTCTTGGATTAATAAAACCTCTGATAGTATAGATATATGGAATCCAGTAGACTTTGATGGGTTTGTTACCTACTATGATAAAGTTAATGGTGATGTATTCTTTATTAGCAAGGATGAGTGTTTAGCATTCTCTGAGCCATTAGGTCAATTCAGCTCATTCTATAGTTATGAGAAAATGCCTTACTTCACTAACCTTGAAGACAGGGGAATTGCTCTTAATGTTGAAGGTGCAGGTACACTGTATAGACCTTGGCTGCATAATGAAGGAGACTATAATATGTTCTTTGGAGTATATCAGCCATTCTATACTACCATAATAGCTAATCCAGATATGCCTGTAGACAAGATATTTAATAATCTTGAGTTCAGGTCAGATAGCTGGGACAAGAATGGTAATCTGCTTAACACAACATTTGATACTCTAACTGTATGGAATGAGTATCAACAAGGAACTTCTACTCTAAACAATATCTTAGGAAGACCTTCTGACTTGAAGAAGAAGTTTAGAATTTGGAGAGCTAATATACCAAGAGCTAAAGCAAATGGTAGAGATAGGATGAGGAATCCTTGGTTATATATCAAGTTATCTATGGAAGGAGAGAATGTAAATAAGACTGTATTGCATGATATGATTGTGCACTACTTTGAGTAATAATAGGGGGAAGGTAAGTTTATTACTTATCTTCCCTTTACTTTTTGGATAATATCCTTGTATAATTCAAATACTTTGTTTATCTTTGCAAACAAATTAGTATGATATGGCTAAAAGAAAAGTTATAAGAAAGTCTAACAGACCATTTACATACAACCCTCATTACTATGCTTGGGGTGGTGATTTCAAGGCTGCTATGGGTGGCACAGGAGCATTTGACCTAAAGAATACTTTTAGTGGAGGCAATGTTGCTGGAATGCTAAAAGGAGGTTTGGCAAGTGGCATAGGTAGTGCAGTAGGTAATATTGCAGGTGGTGCTATTGGAGGAGGACTTGAGTCAGGTGTAGGTAGTGCAATTAGTAATATTGGAGGCACTATAGGTAGTGCAGTAAGTGCAGTTAATCCTATACTTGGAGGCATTATATCTGCTGGTTCAGGCATTATTGGAGGTCTTACAAATAGAATGTTTGGCTCCAAGTTAAATGAAGAGAAAATTGCTGAAGTTGAAGGAAGTAATAAAGCTATAAATACTGTTATGGTAGATAACAGTAGTGCTGATTCAGTTATGTACCAGTGGGCTAATCAAGACTTTGGGGCAGATTTCTCCAAATCAGATATTGGTAAAGATGGTTGGTTTAGCAATAAGGCTAAAAACAAATATAAGGAATTAAAGAAGCAACAGGATATTGCAAGGAATAGGGCATTGACTTCTTATGAGAATGCAGCAGATGCAGCAGATACTCAGTCTGACCTTAATGCTATGGCAAGTTTTGCTGCTTTTGGTGGTCCTCTTGGTATATGGGGAGGATATGGAAGTGAAGCAATAGGCTATGAGTTAGCCAAAGAGAACTTAGGTATTAAGGCTCTTAATGCTGCAAATAAAGGCAAGCTGACTTCACTACCTAATTCATTTGAATCATCAGAATTGAATACCTTTGCTAAAGGAGGCAAGATACATATCAAGCCTGAGAATAGAGGTAAATTCACCAAGTATTGTGGAGGTAAAGTTACTTCAGAGTGTATTGCAAGGGGTAAAAGAAGCAGTGACCCTGCTGTAAGAAAGAGAGCTACTTTTGCTGCTAATGCAAGGAAGTGGCATCATGCCTTTGGAGGAGATTTACTTACTCATGGTGCTGAGTGGGATAATGGTCTTAGAATAATTGGTAATGGTGGAACCCATGAGGAGAATCCAATGGAAGGTGTACCTATGGGAATGGATGCAGAAGGAACTCCTAACCTTGTAGAGCAAGGAGAGGTAATCTTCAATGACTATGTATTTAGTAACAGAATGTTTGCTGATGGTGGTCTATTAGAGAGTTTCAATCTTCCAAAGTCTTATGATGGCTACTCATTTGCTGCAATAGCAGAGAAGCTGGGAGAGGAGTCTAAGGAGAGACCTAATGACCCAATAAGCAAGAGAGGACTTCTAAGTTCTATGTCCAGACTACAGCAAGCCCAAGAGACTGTAAGGCAACAGAATCAAGTAGGTCAAGAAGGAGTACAATATGCTCATGGTGGTAGAATGGGTACATTATTTGATGGTCTTGGTGATATGCCTAACTTCTTAGATGGTGTAGATTATGGAGATTGGCAAGACTATGGTACTTTATTGGAACCTATCAGTGCAGAAGATGTATGGAATGAATCTATGGCAGGTGCTGATGAGGGTGATAAAGGGAATAATAATAGCAAGCTGACTTGGCTAAGATATGCTCCTGTAGTAGGTGCTGCAATAGGATTAGGTCAGAACTTATTTAGTAGACCAGACTATACAAGTGCAGATACAATACTTGAAGCAGCTAATCAAGCAGGTAATTATACTCCAGTAGGATATACTCCAATAGGTAACTATTTACAATATAGACCTTTTGACAGAAACTTCTATTTGAATAAACTTAATGCACAGGCAGGTGCTACAAGAAGGGCTATTATGAATACTACAAGTCCTTCAAGAAATGCAGCCTTGCTTGCAGCAGATTATAATGCTCAAGGTAGGTTAGGAGACCTTGCAAGACAGGCTGAAGAGTATAACTTGGCACAAAGACAAGCTGTTGAGACCTTTAATAGAGGCACTAACATGGCTAATGCTGAGATGGGACTCAAGGCTGCAATGGCAAATCAAGAAGCTGCATTAAAGGCAAGAAGTTCAAGACTAAGTGGTGTTGCACAGGCTATGGCAGTAAGAGATGCTGTTGATGCAAGAAGAGGTGCAAGTATGAGTGCTAACCTTACTAACTTCTTTAATTCTCTTGGAGATATTGGTAGAGAAGAGTATAGTAGAAACATGATTATGAGTAATCCTGCACTATACTACTCTATTGATAGCAAGGGTAATGTTACATATAAGAATGGATATGAAAGTCTTAGTGAAGCAGAGAAGAAGGAAGTAAGAGATGCTGCCAATAAAGCTAAGAAAAAGAAAGCTAAGGGTGGTTATTTAACTATTAAGAAGAAGTAATATGGCTAATTATAGTTTAGTAATAAATTCACAATTCAAGCCATTCTCTTATCAAGAGATGCTGGCTCCAACCTTGATGGCTACTCAGGCTCATCAAGAGTTGGAGAACCAGTATGGAGAGCTTGCTACTAAGGCAAGTGTATGGGAGGAAATGGCTAATGAACAGACTGACCCTTATGCTTACAAGATGTACAAGACCTATGCAAATGACCTTGAGGAACAAGCAGGTCAATTAGCAAGAGAAGGACTTAATGCTGCAAGTAGAAGGGATATGCTCAATATGAGAGCAAGATATAGTAAGGAGATAACTCCTATTGAACAAGCCTATACAGCAAGACAGAAACAAGCAGAAGAACAACAAAAAGCACTCCTTCAAGACCCAACATTGATGTTGAGTAGAAGAGCTGCAACTACAAGTCTTGATGATTATATAAGGAATCCTCAATTAGCTTATGAAGCATATTCAGGTAAGTTAATTACTGCACAGGCTGCAAGTGCTGCATCTGCATTGGCTAAGGAAATGCAAGAGAAGCCAAGGAAGTGGAGAAGTATCTTAGGTAATTCATACTATGAGACAATGATGCAGAAAGGCTTTAGCTCTCAAGCAGTATTACAGGCTATACAGGATAATCCTAATGCTGCTCCTCAACTTACAAGAATTGTTGAGGATGCTATTAATTCAAGTGGGGTTAGGAACTGGGGAGACCAAGCTACTATTGCAAGGGCTATTGACTATGCTAAGCAAGGTCTATGGAGTGCAGTTGGTGAGACTCAATACCAGACTCTTGATAATTGGAGAGCTAAGATGGCTGAACAAGAAGCTATGCAGATTAGGGCAGAGAAAAGAGCTGCTGCAAGAAAGGCAGAAGAGCAGAGACAAGCAAGGCTTAATAACTTAGCCATCAATCCTCTGAACATCTATAGTAGCAGAGAACTAAGCAAGGAAGAGAAGAAGTACAATGATGATATGAAGAAATACTCTAAGTACTTCTACAAGGAGAATGGTCAGTGGAAGATGAATCAAGAGGGATGGAAAGCTTACAACAGTAAGAAATATATTCCAGGGACAGTATCTCCATCAACAGGTATTCCAGTAACTCAGGGTCAATTTGTTGATTCTGACTTCAAGAGATTTATTGATAGATTAGGGGGTAGAGGTGCTGTAAGTTCTGATAGTTTTGGTCCTAATCAAAGAGTAAATGTTGGAAGATTATGGGGTAAATATGCTGATGACTCTCCAGCAGCAAGAACTGCAAGATATGATGCTACAAGAGTTACTGAGTATGACTATCCTATTGCAGGTGCCCAACAGGGTGATATGAAGGATGCTATTATGACTGCTGGTAGAGGATTAAGTCTGAAAGAAGTAGATTATGATAGCAAGTCTAAGCAATTCAAGGATACAGGTGAGGAAATCACTATGGAAGACTTGAAGAGTGATAAATACAAAGTAACTGCTACAAGATTCAGTCCTTATGGTACTACTGTAATGATACAAGATGACAAGGGTAATGTGAGAAGATTTAGGATGCCTGCTGGTGTCAATACAACTAATGAACAGAATAGAGATAGGGCAATGGCTGCTGCAAATCAATGGCAGCAAGTAGTTAATACAGGACAATATACTGATGCAAGAGGAAATGTACATCAGGCTACTCCAGATGAAATTACTTATGCACAGCAACAATATGCACAGGCTATACAGCAAGCATACTTATTCCATTCTCAATTAGGAGTACAGAATAAGACAAAAGAACAAGAGTTTAATTCTTATGGATATTAAGATATGGCAAAAGAAACTAAAGTAAAGGATATAGATATTACTAAGAGTGGTCCAATGACTTTCAGAGATTTGCAGGAAGCAAATCAAGAGCCATACACTAACCTTAGTCCTGAGTTTCAGTCATTCAGCATGAATGTAGGAGCAAATACTGCTCCTACTTCATTGTATGATGCAAGGGCACATGGTGAGCAAATGGTTGCAACTTCATTAGAGGGAACTGCTACACCTTGGGGTGAGAGCATGTTTGATGAGCCTACTGCAACTGAAGCACAGTTTCAGGAGTTAGGGGATATAAGAGCTAATAACCAACCTTGGTATGCACAGATAGGAGCAGGTCTTGCTAAGGGTGCTATACTTGCAGGTACTACTTTCCTTGATGGTACTGTAGGTTTGATATTTGGAGCTGGCACTGCAATAGGTGAAGGTAGATGGTCTGGTCTTTGGGATAATGATTTCTCTAAAGCTATGCAGTCTGTTAATGAGTGGTCTGAGCAGGCATTACCTAACTATTATACAAGGGCAGAACAAGAGCAGCCTTGGTATGAAAATATCTTCACTGCTAACTTCTTAGGTGATAAGTTTATCAAGAACTTAGGTTTCACAGTAGGTGCTTTCTACTCTGGTGGTGTCACAGCTGCTGGATTGAAGGTAACTAAGCTACCTCAACTCATTGGTGCTATTGCTAAGTCTTCAAAGGCTCCAGCAATAGTTAATACTGCTGTGGGTGCTACTATTTCAGCAGTAAATGAGGGTAGAATTGAAGCACTCAATAATAGTAAGGATTGGTTTGAGCTTCATAAAGCACAGCTTGATGACAGTCTAAGGGAAAGGTTAAATGCAATACAGGCTGAATATGAAGCTAATGCAGGAAAGGAACTTGTAAGAAGTGGTGTAGAGGGTAATCAATTTGTAGACCCAGCTTATGTAAAGTATCAGGATGCTATTGCAAAAGAAAGAGAGGCTTACAATGCAGCACTTGGTAAACTGAATGAAGATAGATTGAAGATGGGTAATGCAGACTTGCTTATGAATATACCTATCCTTACTGCATCTAATATAATCCAGTTTGGTAAGTTATATGCCAATGGATTCAAGACTGCAAGAAAAGCTACCAATATAGTAGGTAAGGCAGGAGAATATACTGCTGGTACTACAAGGTTAGGTGCTGCTACTGCAATAACAAAGGGTGCATTATCTGAAGGTACTGAGGAAATGGCACAAGGTGCTGCAAGTAGAATAGCAGGTAACTATTATTCTACTGATGTAAATAACTTCTATAAGTCAAAGACTGACCCAGAGTCTGCACAAGAGACTTTGAGTTGGACCAAATCATTTGCTGAGGGAATCAATGAAACAGTAAATGATGGCTCTGTATGGGAAGAGTTCTTTATTGGTTCTTTGACAGGTGCATTAGGTATGCCAAGATTCAGAGGTGTAAGGAATGCACAGGGTGGCATTCAGTCTCCTATTACTATTGAAGGTGGTGCCATAAATGAGTGGAGAGATTATAATGAGAAGATAGCAAGAGAGAATGAGATTGCTAACTACATGAATAGCAGGATAAACTCTCCTGAATTTAAGAACTACTATCAAGGTCTTATCAGGCATAATAAGTATCAGAATGATATGAATAGAGCTGCTGAGGAAGGTGATGAGTTCAGCTTCAAGAATGCAGAACATGCTCAATTAGTATCTGATATTGCCATGTTTGATAATGCAGGTAGAATGGAAGACCTCACTACCTTAATTAACACAGCATTTGATACATCAGATGAAAATCTTGCCTCTATTGTGGAAAACACTACAACTACTTTTGAAGATGGTTCTAAGGTAGGTCCATTTGTTGATAAGAATGGTAATCCTATGTATGCTACCCCAGAAGGCAAGCAGGAAATGATAGAGAAGTTGCAGCAGAACCATGATGAAATGACCAATACTATCAACAATTATCTGAAGATAAAAGATGAGCTTGATATTAAGACAGGTCAGCAATTATCAGATGACCAGCTTGAAGAATTGACTTGGATGAAGTCTCAGATAGGCAATTGGTCTGAGAGAGCAACAGCCATGTCTGGAGAAGTAAAATCTGCAATAGGCAGTGTATTAGGTAACTTAGATTCATTCCTTAGATTTAATGAGCAGATAAGAGATTTTGAGGGTCAAACTCATGCTGATTTAACTGATAGATACAGACAGGCAGATGAGAATGTAAGAGCTATTCAAGGTGCAATAAATACTCTTAATCTTGTAAGAAGTCAGGATGATAAGACATTGGCTCATACATTGGCAACTAATCCTAAGTTTGTAGATGGTCTTGTTAAGGAGATTAATGAGGTAGATGAGACTGTACTTAGTGCAGATGAGAAAGAAGATATTACAACTAAGCTGAATGATATTGTTAAGTTAGGTAATGCCTCAAAGACATATAATGCAAAGCTGAAAGAGTATCTTGAAAATCCTCAAAAGCAAGCAGAAGACCATGCAAGAGCTGATGAGCAAGCTGTGCAACAAGAAACTAAGAAGAAGTCTGATGACTTGAAAGTATCTTTGAATGCTGCACAGAATTTACAGGAGTTCGGAGGCATCATAGATACCCAAGATGATATAGAGAATAAGGATAGAGTTCTAAAAGAACTTGAGGATGAAGGTAGTGAGATGGCTAAGAACTACAGAGAAACTTCACAATACAATAATGAGGTGAGGAGAGTTCTTAATGAGTCAGATGCAGAACCACAGGTTAAGCAAGATGCCATGAAGCTCCTTCAAGACCAGTTCAATAACTCTGAAAATCTTGAACAGTTAGCTAATCCTAACTCAATTTATATTAATAATGAGAATGCCTTTGATGAAGATTCTGAGGGTGATGTTGAGTTGTCTGCAACAAGATTCCAAGAGGCTCAATATGCTTTGCAGAATGCAATGTCTCAGGTAAATAATGACAATAGATTCAAGGATAGATTCTCACCTGAATATAAGAAGCCTGTAGAGAAAAGAGAGGGGACTGTAAGAGGTGATGATAGAAGAGATACTACAGGAGACAGTGGTACATCTACTACTCCTACTGTAACAAGTAGTGAGGATTTACCTACAACAGAATTACCTGTAGGTAATATAACTGCTGAAATGGTTAATGAGGAGAATAAGAAAGCCAATGAGAGGGTAGAAACTCCACAAAGACCAAGCAGAGATACTCTCAATCAGTTCTATAGACCTGCTATACCTGAACTGCATATAGAGGCAAGTAAGGAAGGGGACTTTAGACCATTTGATATTGTAGTAAGTGAAAGAGAAAAGAATGTAGACTTCTCTGGCATTTATGGCTATCTAAGAGACCAAGGAGCATTCAGATATGTAAATGAGGGTAATCTAAAAGCAGGTGATGAACTTGGCTTTATGATTGACCCAGACTATAATGAGAATACAATTTTCATTGTAGACAAGAGAAACAACCAAGTAGTAGGTAGTTTGGATGAGTCTGATTATAGTGTTTCAAGGTATGAGGGCTTGAAGGGTCTTGAAGAGAAGATAAGAAGTGAGTATGCTAACAGGCAAAATAAGACTGGCAAGTTCATTGCCACACCTGTTACAAAGGTATCTAAGGTAATGGTAGGTAGAGTTCCTTATGGTAATACTGAAAGGAGTTTATCCGAAATACCTAATGTATCCTCAACAGACAGAAAGCCTATCTTTGGTATTATAAAGAATGGTGTTCTTACCACTAATAGTAAGATTGATGATAGTCTTATTATCAAGCCAGTGGATATGAGCCAAAAGGAAGGTAGATTATATCTGCTTATACCTAATGGAGCTGGTAAGTATTCTCCTGCTGCTGTAAGGGTTAAGCACTTCAACAATGAAGAGTTTGACAGTTCAGTAAGTTCTACTCCTGTTGGAGAAGATATAAAGAATGCCATTACTAAGTTATCAACTGCTACATCACAGGATGATGTATCTGCTGCTATGCAAGACTTAGCACAAGACTTGTATATGCAGGATATTATGGTTACTTGGTTTAGTAGTAGGGCAGGTGATGGTATTGTTATCAGTAAGAAGGTAAGAAAACCAGATGGTACTTATGAGAAGGTAATCATTAATGGAAAGGAGCAAATCAAGGAGGATAAGTATGATGTATATTTCTCTACAAGTAGCAAGAGTGCAGAGATTGGAGGTATAAACTTTGATGCAACTGCTCTTGAAGACTTGGGAGATACAAGTGCATTAGGTACTCCTAAGAATCCTGAGGATATATACAATGAAATACTTGGACACCTTATTAAGTTTAATCTTCCTTTGCAGGTCAGCACAAGGAGAATAAATGAAGGTGCATACAACAATAGGTTGATAAACTCTAATATCCTTACTTCAAATATTACTGAGGCTTCAGTAAGAAGTAATTGGTTTACAACTGATTACTTTGATAATGAAGGTAATCTTCATCAAGCTATAAGTCCAGCTTCTGTAGCTCCTCAACCTAAGAGGAAAGTAGAAACTCCTGTAGGTGGTACTGAGGGTGCTATTCCTGGAACAAGAATATCATACATTGATATGCTTGGTGATAGATTAGAATTGTATGTAGACTTAAAAACTAATACCATTAGAAATACAAATGGTGAAGATATAACAAGTTATTATACTGGCTCTACTGCTCTTCAACTGTTTTATGATTTAGCTTGGGCACAAGACAACTTTGGAGATTCTACTAACTCTTCAATGATGGTAGATAACAAGGTTCTTACTCCAAGTGGTAGAGTTCTAAATAGGTCTAATGGTCAATATCTTGAAGGTCAGGAAGCACAGGATGTAAAGGATATTATTGCAGGCAGGAAGAAAGAAAGAGAGGACAGGGTTTCCAAGTCTAAGGAGGTTATCAGTGAAATATATGAGAACCAAAAGAGAATAGACAAGACAAGAACTGATGGAGAGTTTTATTATGTACTTGAAGATGATGGTGAATATCACCAATATAGTAGAGTACATAGTAGATTAGGTTCTAATTGGGTAGAATCTCCTAAGCAAACAGAGGCTTTAACACAAGTAAGAACCAAGCTATCACAGTTAGTTGATACTCCTGCTCAATTTGACAATTACTTGAAGTTCCTTGAAAACAAGTATAAGATTAATCTTGATGGTTATCAAGGAAAGACTGATGCTAAGAGTAGAGATACTATTGTGAATATAGTAAGAGATAAGATGTCTGGTACTAATTCACAAAGAGCACTTGATGCTGGCTCAGCAATAGATAGTATTATTAGACAGTACTTTACTGTAAGGGATGTATCTAAGATAGCAAGACCATCTAATATGTCAGAGAGTGCTTTCATAGATTTGATTACTACTCTTAACAGGGTTAAATCAAATATGGAGCAAATGGGAGAAAGATTCCTTGCTGATAATATTGTGTTGTTCCAGAAATATCCTGATGGTACAAGAGTTGCAGGTGAAGTTGATATTCTCTCAGTAGACAAGAATGGTAACTTTAGGATATATGATGTAAAGACAAGTAGATACAGCTTCTATGACTTTACAGACAGATATGGTCATAAGGTTAATTACTTTACTACTCCATCTGCTACTCAGAGAATGAGTGCAAAGGATTACTATACTTTACAACTTTCTGCTTACAAGAACTTATTTGAATCTCAGTATGGTGTACCAGTTACTAAGTTGGCTGTAATGCCATTTGTATTGAGTTATGATAAGGAGAATGTATCAGCAGTACAAAGTGAAAAAGGTATTCCTGTTGCATACAATCCTGCTGTTAATGTACCTTTAGCAAGTGCAGTTAAGGTAGATAAATCTACAGAAACTCCTGCTACTCCAGCACAGGCTCAGACAGTATTGCCTATTTTTGAAACCTCATTAGAGACCCAAAATCCTATTGAGGATTTAACACCTGAACACAGTATGAATAATGCTGATGAGGGAGTAGGTTACTTTGAGTTGGATGGCAAATTACATAAGGGATATGTTACACCACTGACTGTAATTGATGGGGTTGAAGTTCATGTAACTAAGGTTCCTAATATTACAAAGGGATTTGGTAAGGAAGCTGCTCATGTAGCTTCAAATAGCTTCTATGCAGTATTCCCTAATGGTAAGACATTCCTATTCTTGAAGAATAATCCTGTGCAGGGGGGTATGACCCAATCACAAGTTGAGGATGCAATTAGGAAAGGACTTGAAGCTAAGCCTCAGAAAGTTAAGGAATTAGCATCAGAAAAGACTATATTGTTTGACCCTGATGCAGTACCTACTGTAAGTGCTGCTCCTATCACTACTGTGGAAACTCCTGCAACTATTAATCAAGGTAATACCCAGACAGGTGCTGCCTATACTGCTCAAAAGGAACAGGCAATAAATGACCATGATGAAGAGTTTGAGGATGAATTTACTTTAAGAAGAGTAGATGACACAGAAGCTACAGTATGGAATCAGGAAAAGGAACTTAATTGGTTGAGTAGAGTACTACCTCAATTAAGTGAGAATGATAGAGTACAAGTAGTAAAAGGTCTTATTAAAGTAGGCAGACAAGGTGCTTTAGCTTGGGGTCAATTTGATAAAGGTGTAATCACATTGTCTGACATAGCTGCTGAAGGTACTGCATACCATGAAGCTTTCCATGCTGTATTTAATCTCCTTCTTGACAATAATGAGAGACAGGCACTATATGATGAAGCAAGGAAATTATATGGTGAAAAAGACAATCTTTCTCTTGAGGAAGATATGGCAGAAGGATTTAGAGAGTATGTAATGACAAGACAGAATAGAGGCTTAGGCAAGAGAATACTTGATTTCTTCAAGGAACTTTTTACCAAGGTTACTAACTGGAATAACTTTAGACCCTCTCTTATAAGTTATTATCAGAGAATTAATGCTGGTAATTATGCTAAAACTCCTGTATATTTGAGCACTGAAGGTCAATTAAAAGGGAAAAGGTTATGGCACACTTCTAATGAGATAATATACAGATTTAATAAGGAAATGCCAGAAGGGTATTTTGCTCAACATGGTGGTTCATCAAGGGCTATATTCTTTGCAGATAGAGCACCTGAGTCTCAGTCTTTCTTATCTCAAAGGAAGTACAAGAATCAATATGACGTGATAATTAATAACCCTTATGTAGTAGAGAATTTAACTGCTGGTAAATATAATCAAGATAGTAAGCATACTTCTATGCAAGAGGCTATCCAATATGCTATGGATAATGGATATGACTCAGTTATATTCAAGGACCTTTATGACAATATGATGTATGGAGATATATATGTTATATTTGACCCAAATCAAGTAAACTATATAGTTGGTCAAGATAATACTGGGGTAGATTATGGTCCTAATAAATTCAAAGATTTGCCAAAGGAGCAATGGAAAGTCCTTGTAAAAAAAGGTTGGACTGAAGAACAATGGAACAGAATCTCTCAAGAAGAGAGAGACCAAGCTATTAAGTGTATAGCCTTTTAGTCAGTAGGATGAAATTTTTTATAAGGGCGAGGTTAATTACCTTGCCCTTTTTATTTTGTAGGAAATAAAAAAAAATAAGGGGAGGAGTAGAACTTAATCTACTCACTCCCCTTTCTATTATTAACAATTAACTTTATTGCTTAAAGAATGGAATACCTTCCTCAGGATGCAAACCTCTATAAATGGTCTTATTCATTGGGATAAGAGGAGACTCAAAGAATAGTCTTGTTGCCTTAGACTCTCCTTTATATCTGCCTGATTGTATCAAAGCATCTTCACCAGCAAATACCTCATAATTAAATGGATTCATAAGTCCAATTAAATCAAGAGTATTTTCAAGAGTATTAATGCCAGCAGCAGGAGACTTTATAATCTTCAATCCTTCTCCAACCATCTGAGGTCCAGGAATCAATGAACCTAATTCAGTGTATAATTTTCTTGCCTGATATTCTGCCATCTTAGCCAACCAAGGTCTATCCTTGTCATCTGACCAATCCATAAGACCAAGTACAAGTGCTACTGCTAAGAAGTGTCCTACTTCAGTTGCAGCTCTTTTGATGTTTGCTTTCTCAGTCTTGGAAAGTTGGTTCCAATTTGCAGCTAATGCAAACTGACCTTCTTTCAATTCCTTAGCAAGCTGCATCAAGAACCTACCTGTGGTATTATAGTAACCTTCTGTCCATGCTTGCAAGTCCATATTGTAAGAAGCTGATTTGAACCTTCTGTTAAGTGAGGGTTTCACCCACTTTCTAAACATAACACCCATTCTACCTACAGCTAACCTTTGTACTGCACTTCTGTCAGCCTTATTGTAAATACCGTGCATTCTCTGATTTATAGCAGCAGACTTTCTACTGAATGCTATAATATCATCTCTTGTAAATGCAGACCCATCCTCCTTAGTATAACCTTGCTTTAACTGTAACTTAGCACCTAATTTCTTGTTATTCTTATCAATAGGAACCACTTCCATAGCATCCCATAGAGATACTATCTTACCATCAGGAGCTTTCATTTTATAAGCATCTGCAAGTGCTAATGAGGTTCTATTCTGCATCCAATGCTCACCAGCATTATTCATAAGGAATAAAGCAGAAGTACCAAACATTCTACTGAACCAAGTCTTTCTGTCAAAGTTTACTTCCTTAACATCAGTCTCATATTCCTGCATTACATTGAATAATTCATCCCACAAAGCAAGTTTACTTGTCTTGACTCTATTACCAATCTCTGCAAGAAATTCAGGTAATGCTTGACCATAGTTTCTATCAGCCCTTAGAGTATTAGATTCATTAAAGAACTCCCCAGAGAAAGATTCAATCCTCATCATAACTCCACCAGTAGCCACATTGGAAATACCTGATAGTACATTGACAGCTAATGTATTAAGAGAAGTCATCCTATTAACAAAGTTAGCCACCTTTCCTTTATCAATCTTAGTATTACCAAATGTGCCTTCATCAGCCATGTATCTACCATAGACCTGCATCTCAAAGAAGTCATTTAGTCTCTGCATAAATCTTGTTTCATCACCAGACTTAGTGAGAGTAGATTCTACTTTCCTACCTACAGACTTGAACTTTTCAACCAGTGGTTTACCACCTCTTGTCTGTATAATCTCCCTTTCTTTCAGCATATCTCTGCCAAGCTCAAGAACATCAATTACTTTATTCATTTCATTGAAGTCATTAGCCATAGCTGCATAAGCTGTGAGAGTAGATACTATATCAGTAGATAGGTCATTAGGGCTTTCACCTTCTTTCATCTTGGTATAGTAGATAGGAAGTACTTGCACCTCTTTACCTTCAAAGTCCTTTACTGTAGCCCTATCTCCAAACTCAGTGTCATCTGTCCTTCTAATGAATTGGTCTTTGACTGCTTCCCAAAGCTGTAAACTACCTGACTTTACACCATCAGATGCCTTTACTCTTTCAAGTAAGTCCTTTCTGATTTTAACTGCATTAGTTAAGGTAGTGTACTTGTCAGGAAGGTATGAATCCAGCTTAGCTTTTATCTCCATAATCTTGTTGTAGTATTCTTTCTGGGCAGGATTCAAGTTCTGATAAGCCTTATTGCCATAGATTGATACTTTAGGTTGCTTCTTTCCATTGACTACCTCCATATTAGCATCAAACCAAGCTTGTCTCTCCTTTCTGTACTTCTCTGCATTATCTCCTACAGGATTCTTACCATACTTCTCATTAAGAGACTTGAACATTTCCCTGACTTTCTCTTTGAATAGACCTTGATTAATCTCAGAGATATAATTACCTGTAAGATTGCCTTTACTGTCTCTCTCAAACATCCAATCAGTGCTCTTAACTCCAGCTTGCTCTAACTTAATGGTAGCAGCTTGAAGCTCCTTCATAACATTGATAGTCTCCAACCTTGCATTTTCTTTACTCTTCTTGACAGCTTGGTCCATAACTTTCAGCATATAATCTGAAGAGTCTGCCATAGAATCAAGCCATCTATCAAAGAAAGATATGTCCTTGTCAGCTATCTTAACTAAGTCTTCAGCAGTCATAGTCTTGCCTTTGAACTTGCCAAAAGGAACAGTTATACTCTCTCCTACAAAAGGTTTAATGAAATCAACAAAGAGAGGCATTGATACTTCATTGTACCTTACAAACAAGTCTCCAAGTAATGTAGTTGTGTTGTCTAATACAACCCTTACCCTTTGACCATATCTATTGTCTGCATACTTCTCTTCATCAATAAGAGCCTTCCTAATATCATCAGTAATATGCTTGTAACTATACAAGTAGTTTCTGACATCTCTCAGTACTCTGGCTCTCTCATTAACATTAGTAGCAGGAGTATTTTGTAGCATAGTAAGCCTGTCACTTACCTTAGATAGTTCCTCAAGAGCATTCTCTACAAAAGTATAAATACCCTCAATCTCATTGTTATCAGCTAATTCAATATCCAATCTATCAATGAGTAACCTTTGGTTAGCACTGAATTGGCTATTAGGATTTCTCTTTTCATAAATCTTCAATCTCTTCAACTCATTTTCAATGATTCCTTGAAGTAACTTCTTGTCTCTTGCCACTCTTTCTGAAGTATTGTAGAATACCCCACTTGATGCTATATTACTAACATCAATAGCCTCATCCATACTGCCATTAAGTATCTGCTGGGCTAAAGAACCAAAGTTCTTATCAGCCTCTTTCATGGCTCTTTGTATAGGACTTGCACTAATATTCTTAAAGAACCCTTTAACTGCTTGAATCACTCTTTGCAGAAGATTCTTATAAGGAGCAGATGGAATATTCTCACCTTGAAGAAGATGTTTTGCAAGCAGTTTACCCGCAGCTTCTTTTGCCAATTTAGTCTCATCACTATGATATAAAGTATCATAAGTATCATAGTCCTCACCTATAATCTCTCTTGCCAGTCCATTGGAAGATATGTTATTGATGAGTCTTGTGATAAGTGGATTATCTCCCATAGCTTCAATGGCAAAGTGTGCAAATTCCTCTGGAAGTGCTCTTTCACCTTGAATACCATTAGCAAGCCTAATCATTTCAACAAGACCATTTGCTGCATTCCTTGCAACATCAAAGTCAGTTACACCATGAATACCCATTCTCTTTTCAAGGTCAGTTAAAGCACCTATCCCTATTCCATGAGATTCAAGAATACCCCTTAATCTGTTATTAAGGTTTTCATTGTATTCCATCTTATCTGCATTAATAGAGTTGAGTCTATTCCTTTTCTCAACCTTTACTCCAATGAATACTCTTGGAGATTCACTGTCTTGAATCTTAATTATGTTAGCCACATAATCATCCCTATATTCTGAGTTCTGATTAAAGGCTATAGCTCTTTGTTTCAACTTCTGATAATTCTCATCATTGTTTACCCATAGAGCTGGTCTATCCATTCCTTTCTTATAGTACCCAATCTCCCTATTAAGTCTCTCAAGTACCTTAGTTTCTGGAATGACTTTACTGAGATTAGTCTGCTTTAGCAAACTCCTCAATGTAGGTTCATTGTTTTCATCTAATGTTAGCCTTGGATTCCAATCTCTTATAAAAGAGTCAGCTTTTGTGATAAGATACAATCTTGTAGCCTCACTTCTATTGTTTGAAGTGAAGGACAGCAAGTCCTTAAATAACTTGCTGTCCACTACCTGACCATTTCTATTTCTTACCTTTGGAATAATTGCACAACTTCTTGCCATATCTTATAAACTATATAATGTTGGAGCACCACAAATACTATCACCATTCTCATCCTTATACTCTGTATTAGGCTGAATAGCTGTTACATCATCAGCCTTTGGAGCAGAAGTATCAAGAGGAGTACCATATACCTGTTGGAAAGCATCAGTATCTACCTCTGGAATAGAATCCCAATACTCTTGAGGCATATCTTGATAGTCAGGCATAGAATCATAATCAACCTCAGCATCTCCAAGGTCAAATCTTGACAATGTATCTGCATAAGGGTCATAATCTTTCCTGTTCTTATCAATTACAGTTTCCATCTCTTCTACATCCTTACCATATTCATATTCAATAAAGCTGTTTCTGAAACCTAATGGTTCAATCCTTTCATAGGTTGCAACATTAGTTTGTTCAGTACCTAATGAAGTCAGCTTGTAATAGACATAGTTTCCTCTAATTCTCTTACCTATATACTTAAAGAAGTCATAAGCAGGACCATCAGGAGTATCTATCCTTTTCTTGATAACTTTCTTATCTCCAAAGGTAGCATTATCATCAATCACAAATGTAACTTCATCCTTAACTTCATTATCCTCTCCTATGAACTGGACAGAGGCTGTATCAGGGATTTCAGGAACCAACTTTCTGTTATCCAAGTGGTTATAGACATATTGGTCTACAAATTGACTATAATCATCACTTGATGACAAGAGAGTTCTCAATGTACTTATGTACTCTGGGATAGCATTTCTCACTGCCACAGGTGCCAAATGGATGAAGGTTGAAGGTCCAAATGCAAAGCCATTCCTATAATAGCTGTACCTGAATAAGTTAAGAGCAAGTTTCTGAGCTTCTGGGTTACTCATATACAATAGAGATGCCCAATCTCTCATATATCTTTCTCTCAAAGTAGGACTTAACTGACCTACATTCTTAAACACTACTGTGCCTACAGGATTACTGTCATTTGCCCTGATTACCTTGAGTCTCTTAATAAATTCAAGGTCAGCTATATCCTCATTATCTGTAACCACTCTCTTGAAGTATTCAGGGAAGTTATTGATGAAATCCTTTCTCTTATCAGAGGAAGTTACAATAATATCACCTACTTCTGAGTCAGGGTTTACAATCAATTCAGAACCAAAGAATCCATTCTTTGACATGATATAGGCAAGCAGGTCATTATAAATACTGTTCATAGTCTTTACATTCAACTTACCAGTCTTAGTCATGTCTCCAAGGTCATCAATTACAGCTCTGAATGATTCAGTATATTGAGGGAAATAGGATTTGAAGAAATCCTCTGTTTTCTGCAAGCCAAGAGTATAGAAAGCCTGTAAGAAAGGAAGAGGAGCTGACAATAGTCTTTCTCTTAGAGTGTCAGTGTCAGGATTGTCTGATAACAGACCATCAAGTATTACATTGGCATTCTTCAATGGGAACTTGTCATTATTCTCTATTTGGTCTAACAGGTCTTTCACTTTCTGCATCTTCAACTCTGTATCTGCAATAGTAGGACCAGCAGCACCTCCTTGGGTATCAGACCTTGTAGCCTGTACTAACTGTCCCAAAGCATCAGCAGAGTTCATAATTCTCTTGAACAAATATCCAACTGCAACTTGTTTCTGATAGAACTCAATCTTTCTGAAATCAGAAGTCTGAGACCTGTCAGTAACAGCTTCCTTAGCAAGCATTATGTTATCTGCAAGCTCTTCAATGTAGAAGCTATTATTCTTGTAGTTATCATAAGTCAAGTCATTATTAAGAGCAGCCTTCTCCTTATACTTATCCAGTACTTCATCAATGATAGTATCTTTACCTTTACCTTCTCTACTCTCTCTAAAATAGGTCTGAGTAATCTCTTGAACTATAGGCTGCATCATTAGCAGACCTATCTCAATAGGATTATAACCTAATCTTGAAAGAAGCATAGAAGCATCAGCAGTGAAAGTATTCTGATTAAGTGCTGCAAGCACAGGGTCTTTAACATTATCCACAGAAGCAGCCAAGAATCCAGCATTATTCTTTGAGATAAATTCCTTGTCACCATTCATAATATCATGTAAAGATGTAAGTCTCTTTCCATTCAATACAAATGAGCCATTTTCTTCATCCAAAGCTAACTGAGTATGTTGCATCAAAGCATGGTTTGCATTATGATTGGCATAAATACCAATCAACTTAGCACCAGTCATGTTTTGTTGATGTAGCATCACCTGAGTTCTTGGTGATAATGGGTCCATCTTGACCTTTGTTTTCTCTGCCAACTTATCAAGAGTGTCAAGGTCTAAGTCAAATAGGTATGAAGCAATAGACTTAGGATAAGACTTTCCACCTTTCTGTACAGTCTTATTAAGTTCTATACCCATATCCTTTAATGCTTGAGCCAAGTCACCCTCATAAGAATCATTGAGAATAGTCATTATTCTTGCAGACTTCTTCTGATAATCAAAACCACCTGGGTTAAGAATCTTTGAAGCTGTATCTGCATTAGTCAAGACTCCATACATCATATCTATCAGCAAGTTATTTCTTGCCTCAAGACTATTCTCCTGTGGAGACTTATTGAAGTCATACTTTACCTTACTTATAATAGGCTTGGCAAGTCTGTACTTCTCCTTATTCTCCTTGAACCATTCCTTAAAGTCATCAATATCTGCATTGAGAATATCTTCTGCCAACTGGCTATGAGTGAATTGTGACAATACTTGATTGAATAAGCTATTCATTCTTGCATAGTCTTCTCTTGCCTGTCTCATATCAAACTTCTTGACTCTGAACTCAGGTAACATGATATACATCTTATCCACATCAAAGTCAGAACCTGATAGAGTAGTAATCTCAGCAGGAAGCATGATTGCAGAACCATTCTGTTGAGGAAGGAATCCCTTAATATACAGAGGAGCCATTGAATACTTATCCTCAGTTGGTTGTTATGTTATCTTACAGATGTTTATTCTGTAATTCTTCATGTTTCCATGAAGCACGGACTATATCTTCACCCATTAGGGTGTTGGGCACTCGTGGATGTATTATATTCTACTTTTGTAGTTTCAACATCTAGTCTCTGAACCTTTCATAACCATTTAAGTTATGACTTGGCTGCTGATTGTCCCTACTTATTGAATTATTACACACTTGCATATTCCCAATAGTAACCATATCTCTTTTGATGAGTTCTAATTCCAGTACAGATATTAGAGTCTTTTCTAATATTCCCTAATTGTCTGGCAGCTTCTCTAATAGATGGGTATGTATTTATTATATTACCATTTCCATCTATCTGATTTACTGCCTTCTTGTTAGGATTAGATTCTCTGAGCTTTAGACCTATCTTAACTGCTTTATCATTATAGCAATTATTATAAGCCTTAGTACACCACTCAAGATTATCTACTGAATTATTAGTTTTATCCTCATCTTTGTGGTTTATACATTCCAAATTGTCTGGATTTGGAATGAAAGTATCAGCTATTAGTCTATGTACTGCTATAGTTCTTACTTTATTTGTATTATCATATAGTTTTACTATAGGATAACCACTACTATCAAGTATCATAGATAAAGGTTTTAACACATTACCCTGTCTATAACTATATACCTTGCCACTTTTAGTTACTTTGTAGCTTGGATATTCTCCAAATCTACTCTTAATATTAAATAGTTCTTCTTCCATATAGTGTTCTTGTGCAGATTTATATGTGCAAAGATACTATAAATATCTGAATCATACAAATTTTGTATCAATAATCTAACAGGATGTTCCAGCAATTCACCCAATTTATTATCCATTAGCATTACTGCTAAAGTGAGTCCCAATCTTTCGATTAAACTCTATATCCAATCAACTTTCTCAAATCCTCAGGAAGTTTAGTTACATCAAGCTGGTGAGTTACTGGGTCCATAAGAGGCTCATAGAACTCTCTACTATATGCAGGCATATAGCACTCAAGATACTTAATCCTCTTGTTGGCACCTTCACCTTCAAACACTACATGAAGTTCATCAGTCAAGCCATAATCAGATACCTGAATTAAAGCTCCACCTCTAATCTTCTGTTTAGTGATTCTACTCTTGATTACACTATTAAGAAGTGTCTGTACTCTTTGAGATTGCACAGGGTCAAAGAGGGGTATATTGAAGTTATTGTTCTCATCAAGAGTACAAGCCCTCATCATATCCATACCATATCTTTGATTACCTCTTATCTCTTCAAGTAAGATTTCTTCTACCTTCTTTGGGTCTTTGAATATTTTATCTACATCAACAAATGCTTGAAGAATATTCTCAGTATTGATGGCATTATATAGGTCAAGCCACTCCTTCTTAGTCATCTTTTTACCATTAACTTTAATGATTGTGTCATCAGAGATGTCAGCAGTAATTAGCTTTCTAATCTGAGTACCTACCAACTGAACAGCATCAATAGCATGTTCAGGAGTTGCAGTCTGAATACCATAATCTTCATAAGACACCTTATGTACCACATTAGGATTCTCATTACCAAATCCAATACCTGTGGTATCTTTAAGTCTTTGGATTACATCAGCCTCTGTATTAACATCATTCAAATCTATTACACCTTGTTTTCCAACCTTAGTAGTAGATTCAAACTGAACTACATCAATCTGATTATCCTCCATAAACTTATTTATGGCTTTCAGCTTGCCTGACCTTCCTAAAGGACCAGCAATTAGTTCGTGCATAGCAAGTAATAGGAACTCTGAGTTCTTATGCTGTACAGGAGTCTTAATTCCAGTATGACCTTCAATGCCACTGTTATTATTGACTTGTGTATAAACATAAGGCTTCTTAGTCTGCCAAATGATATTGAAGTCCTTAATATTCCAATCTCCATTCTTGAAGTTGTTATATGCTTGCTCCATATCATCTGTCCACTGACCTGACATACCAAGTATTGCCCTATAGGAACTCAAACTTCTATATGCCTGAGCATCTGCTACATTCACATTTCTAAACTTGCTGATGATATTATCTCTGTCTATCTTGGTCATTTCATTTCTTCTAACCCTTTCATCAAGTACAGTCTTGATGTCTTCAAGTACAGAAGATACTATCTCATCATCCTTCAAGTAGATGGTTCTTTCCCAATCCCTACCAATTCTCTCACCTTTATAAGTAGCCTTAGTATTCAGTCTAAGAGCAGGAGCATGAACCTCCTTATATCTCTTCTGAAAGTCCTCAAGGTTCTTATAGAAGGCAAGGTCAGTGGTAGTAAGTTGGATAATTTGTGAAGTAGCTAACTTGCTATTCCAATAATATTCCCTAAGTGCATCCTTAGCATTGTTCTTAACAAACAGACTTCTTGAGATTGACTGGGCATCTTTCAATTCCATCTCACCTCTTGTTGCCTTATCTGTCAGCAGATTCTTAATCTGCTCCATCAGACTACTGGCTTCCCTACTATCAAAAGCACTATTATTGTTATAGGCTCTAAGCATCAGTTCCATATTGGTATTCCACAATGAACCTAAGGCATCTTTAGCCTTGATAAGTGCCTTTGCAGTTATTGCATTCTGCTTGGACTGACCTTCAAAAGGAAGATACTTGTACTTACCATTAGGAAGCTCATCCAAAAGTCCTGCCCTCATCCAATCTCTATAGGTCTGTTCAAAACCATCTTCCATCATGTCATTAAGAGTAGTTCTTAGGAAGTTCCTAAGTTCAGCACCAGTACCCTTGGATTTAAGTCTGCTTAGCCTATCAATGAATGTCTCTCCATTGTCATATCTGAGGTTGTTAAGTGCAGGAAGGAACTTAAATTCTGCACCTCCCATACTCTTTATACTACCATCTTTCTTTCTGACAATATCATAGTTAGCAATAGGCTCTACACTCTTATCTCCACTTTGGTAAGCCTCATCCCTCTCTCTGACTAACATGATTCTGTCATACTCTTGATTAACCAAGTCTACTAACTTGTCAAGGATAACATCATCATAGGTTCTCTTCTTACCATTCTCATCAAGCACATCACCTGTTGTGTACTTTCTGAATCTGATAAACTCAGCAGAAGGACTATCTGAAAGAATAGGAACATGATACCAAGCATACTTTATACTTGACTTTGCAGAATCAGGGTCTCCCCAATATTCTGTAAGAAGAGCCAAAGTATAATCCAAATCATCCCAATTAGTATAGTCTACCTTATCAGAGTTCAATACTACTTTATGGTTAAGACCTCTTCTCAATTCATCAGACTCTGCAAGCTGTCTTAGCCAGTCATTTCTCCAATGACCATCCTTAAAGAACCACTCATAATCCTTGAACTCAGTCTGCATAAACTGTTCAAATCTCTCCTTGTCATTCATAACATTCTTGAGATTCTTAATAAGTTTACCTAAGTAGTTAGGAGTAACATGAGAATAGTAAGACTTATCATTTTCTCTGACACTACTTTCAATAGCATCCTCAGTTACTTCTGCCATCATACTTGCAATCATATTGTAAGCAGAGCCAAAAGTATTGATAAGGTCTCCTCTCTTCTCAGTACCATCCTCCCTTGTTTCAGACTTAACTTCACCTTTCTTAATACCACTGAATATGACATTCAATTGTGGTAAAAGAAGCATAATTGGGTCAGTAAATGTGATACCTGGAGCTGTCTTTATATCAGTTAATGCAGTTTTCAATACAGAAGGATTAGCATCAATACCTAACATATGAAGTAACTTCATTATGGTATTCCATACATCTTCTCTCTCCAAGAGTTGAAGTCTGGATTCTGTATCAAGGTTCTGGAACATATTGTTCAATGTCTCAGTCCATTGTAAACCTTTAGCTGCATTATCCTTGTTTATTTCCCCATTCTTCTCATATACACTATCAGCATCAAGCTGTACTCCATTCTCATAGTTATCTCTCCAAGCATCAAGCAGATAGTACACACCTTCAGGCTTGTTGATGGCAATAGTTTCCATCTTGAAAGTACCATCAGGCATCATCTTCTTCTTTTGAATCCAGTAAGGCATAAAGTCCTTCCTGAAGTCTTGGTAGAACTGAGAGAATAATGTTTCATCTCCTTGCAACAACTTTACTACTTGTCTTGTCCAAGGTTTATTCTTTCCAAGCTCTTGCATGAGAGGAATCATATCTTCAGAAGTAACCATATCTCTAAGCTTATCAATGAATGTTGCATGTACATATTCAGCATCCAAATATCTTGTAAAGCCTAAATCATCCTTCTCATATTTTCCTCTATAATCTAATCTAGGAACTTGTCTGATAGCCTTTCTTACAGCTTGTGATAATGACTCATGAGAACTAACCTGTCTGTAGTTAGTCATCCATCCATCTTTAAAAGCCTCTTCTTGTTTCCAATCCTCAGATTGTCCATCAAGATTACTTTCACCTTCAGGAGTATCATCATTGAGATTAGCATCTTTAGGAGCAATATAATTAGGGTCAATTCTAATACCCTCTGTCATTATAAGCAAAGTACTTGCTTCTTCTGCCAGAGGTTTGAAGTTATCAACTACCTTTCTATAAGCCTGTTCCTTATATGCAGCTTTCTTCTTAGCAGCAGTTAACTTTTGCTCATTAGAATACTTCTCAGAACCTTTAGTTGAGTTAATCTTACCCAACTCAACCTGAACTCTATTCTCTTCTGTATCATTAATATATGATTGGAATATATCCAACACTCTACTAAAGATACCAGCAGGAGTGTATTTCTTAATAGCATCAAATCTATCAAGAGAGTTAAGTTCTTTCTGCAATTGCATTCTTGTAGTTTCAGAAGTAGCTTCTTCAATTCTCTTATTAAGAGAGTCACTCATTTCCTGTAGTGCCTTATCCACTTCATTACTAAAGAATCTTGCAATCAATGTTACTCTATCTCTTCTTGTTCTTGGGTCAAAGTCTAAATCCACCTTAGCTTGTTCCTCAATAGATGAAACCTTAGGAGCATTGAATGAAGTAGATAATGCTTCATCAAGCATTTTTACAGACTCAGTAACACTGATACTTTCATTCAGTATCTCAGCCAGTGCTCTTGCTTGACTTACTCTTGTATTAGCAAACTGGTCAGTAAGAGTTTTACCATAAGATTTTATCCTTAACTCATTCATTAACTCAGGATTCTGCTTTGCCCACTCTCTCCATAAAGGAAGATAACCTTCAGTATATGAAAAATCCTCTCTTTCTTCTTTTGTTTTTAATGATTCATTATAAAGCTTTGAATCTTTACTTGGAGCTTGTCCTTTTCTACTTTTCTTGATGACAGACTGATATACATCTTCAATGGTCTTGCCACTTACATCAATGCCATCTATAACAGTGCCTTTCTTGAAGGTAGCTACAAGAGCAGAAAATCTTTTATCTCCTCTTGTGGAGACTTCATAAGAATTTTCAGCAGTTCTTGCCCAATTTACACTCGTGTTTCTAAGTTCACCTCTAAACTTATTTAACTCAGAAGCAGAAGGATAGTCTTCCATAGTCTTATTATTATGCTTTTGCCATAAGGCTACAAGACCTTTTACAGATTCTTCTGTTTCACCCTGTAATTTTTTAGCCAAGTCTCTGATTTTATCAGTTATAATTAAACAATTTCCTAATTCCATATAGTTTTTATTATAAATTAGTGACAGCAAAGATAGGCATTTATTCTTAATAAACCAAGATATTAAGTATAAAAGTTGCCATTAGTTAATTTGATTACTAATTATGGTATAAAGAAATAAGGAGAGTATTGCTACTCTCCTTAGAAAATCTCTTAATATTGTCAAGAAGAGATAGTAAATAGCAGAGATTTACTCTACTACATACTTCACTCCATTATATATCAAGCAGCTTATGGTGTTGATGTTCACCAGTTTCTTTCTCTGTTCTTTCAATGTCCATATCCATACATTTGTACTTACCATCTCTTGATACAAACTGCATCTTGAAACCTCTTAGTACTCTGTCTTCTCCTTCAATATAGTCTTTGATGAGTAAGCCAAGCATTAGAGCCTGACACTCTGTTCACAATATAGTGAGAACTCTCACTAATAATGGAACCTTGCTTTAACTGATTTATTTGCTCAATCATATCAAATAAGCTTTTATATATTAGACATAAATGTTTCAGCCTCCTGTTTAGTAACACCAATAGTTTTGATGTCTTCCTACAATGCAGCAATTTGAGATTCATTCTTTGCAATCTCTGACTCCATCCTGTACCTGAATATTGGGGCTACCACATTCACTGCAAACATATCTATGGTTGAGACTATTAGGAATGTATAAAACAGTTCCCATTGAGTTTTTGTGTATATCTACATCAGGAAATGCCTTATGAAAGGCTTGTAGATTAAAAGGTCTCACAATGAGATGAATACCTTGTTTAGTAGGTATTTGGGCATAAATGTAGTCATATCCTACTTCTTTAAGTGCCTCTACTGAAATATTAGAACCTTTCTTTTTCCAAGCCTCTGCATATAACTCAAAGAGTTTATCTGCAATAGCATTCATCATAGATATATCATCTATATCAACTACCCATTTAGGATTTCTTGACTTCAATTCCCCTGCTGCACTATTGAGTATTCTCCTTGGGTCTCTTACAGTACCATTCAGATTATACTCTGCCAATTTAGCAAGTAACAAGTCTTGCAGATTCCTGAAATCCTTTCCAGCTACATTGATATAAGCTCTTGCACCATAATGTTCACAGAGGAATATCACCTCTTCTTTCACTCTATCAAGATGCTCTCTACTTCTAATAAAGTAAGTTTTGATTGCACTCTCCTTCACTTTCTTATTCTCACCTTTATGGTCTTTGGCTCTTTGAACAATCTGTAAATGAAAGAACATATCATTTGCCTCATTGAAGTAGAACATAGACTTGATTAGTTCAAAGTTATCTACCATACTACTTCAGTTTGAAAGCCAATTCTTCTACAGTAGATACTCCGAACTCTTTCATAAGCTCATTCTTCACAGAAGATTGAAGCATATTAATAGCTGTAGTAATGGAACCAATAGGGTTTCCTTTTACCAGCTTCTTGAAATTTTCAGATTGTTTACTCATATTATTTCCTCCTTTTATTCTGGTATAACTTCCATTTCATCAACATTCCACCCCTTCAAATCAAAGATAGCTTGCACTTTCTTCTTTGACTTAGGAGCTATGTAATCCCAAGCATTTTGAGGTAATGTAATCTGCTCTTCAACTGCCCCCTTTAGGTCACAATCAGAATAGTCCACATCCTCAAAGTAATCACCATCTTCATCCTTGCCAGAGTCAGTAATGGTGTAGTCAGACACTTTTATCTTGACAGTCTTACTAAGTGTCACAGATACAGTTACTTCAATCTCCCTTTCGGGGAGTTCTTCTTGATTCCAAGGTGCATTAGGGTCATGCTCTGCACCGGGGGGATAATATCCACTTTCAGTCATTTCTTTTTCTTTTTAATGTCTGTTACCAAGTTATTCTCTTTAATCAGTCTACGAGCAATTACACATTCAAGATTCTTAGGTATGCTGATATGCCTTCCCTTATCATTCACATAGATAACATGGTCTCCATTATGTCTGCTATAATAGAAACCATTAAATTCCACTATCTTTATGAACTCTCTTGATGTATATTGTCTCATACTACACTTTCAGAATGTCTTTATACTTCTCATAAGTCTTCCTTATGAACTCTACAGTGTAGGTTGGAGTGTGGTAAGAATTGTACTCTAATACAATCTGCTTTTACTAAATGTTCTCTGTCAGGAACCCAATATTTACCTAACATATTTCTGATGTCATCATTGTTGAATCTTACTCTATGTTCAGGGTCTTCAAGTACCCATTGTTTAGCCCATGTAGTTTTACCACTACCTTGAATACCTCGGCATAAAATTATCTTTGGCATTGTCTTTCCTCCATATATTCTTTATGTTCTTTACAGTACTCACTACCTTCCACAACAGGCTTCCCACAAAAGTGGCACCTCTTTTTAGCATTAAATCCTAATTCAATACTTGACTCTACTGAATCTTGGATTACTCCTCTAATAATACCAAAGGCAGTATTCAGTCTATCATTCTCAAGAGGTGTAAGTACTCCTTCCTCAAAGGGAAAGCCTGCCATCTCAGTTGCTTCTCTGTCATATTATTTACTCTTGCTGACCACAGAGTTCAAAACTAACAAAGCATCTCTAAGGGTTTTCTTTTGAGCAGGAGTACAGTTACTTAATTCACCATACTCCTGTTCAAAAAGATATGACCTTAGATGGTTAGATAGTTTCAGAGTCTCTTTAGCCTTTGTTTTAACACTAACTTTAATCCCACTCATCTTTCTACCCTCCTATGATGGACTTAGAAAGACTCAATGTACTCTGCATCAGGAAATGTAGCATAGACATCATCCCAAGCTGCATCTCTCTCATGCTCTACATCCTCATCATACCTATTATTATAGGTTTCTCTATGTCCATCTTTGAAATGAATTACAAATGTCATACTTCACCACCTAATTGCTTTATCCTGTCATTGATATACCATATAGCCTTCTTCAAATCCTCAATTTCCTTCTGATTATCTGTAAGGCTTGCATCCTGCTTATGTCCTGCCCTAAGTATATACTTAATAGCATTGCCTAAGCAAAAATCCATGTGTCTTATTATATCAATCACTTCAATCCCACATTTATCTTTAAGCCATGTATAATGTGGAGGATGATTAACATTGTCCACTTTCTTTTGTTCCATTTTCCCAGTCTAAAAGTTTCACAAACTTGTCAAAGAAGTCTTTGTACTCCCTGACATACAACTCACCATTCTCCATCCCTCGATAAATCAAAGCATTAAACCATTCTCCAGATACAGGATTCTTCATCCTGCACCTGTAGAGTGGCATATACTTATGACCTGTCTTAGGATAAACATAGGTTCTCTTTTCAAGTTCTTTCCATTGCAGCTTTATTGCATACCATGCACCTAACATTAGTAATACCAATATTACTACAAAGACAATTATTTTCCAAGTCTCCATATTAATGAACCCAACAAGGGGCAATTTCTGGTACAGCTTTGATAGTTACTTTCTTACAGAAGATTGCTGCTGCATATTCCATACACTCACTTAACTTCTTAGCTTCCTGCTCTGCAATTTCCTCAGGTGGTTCTATCAGATACTCATCATGTACATCATTAGGAATGAGGACTTTGAATATAAGACCATCATTAACCAAATGATTAAAGTATCTAATACCTGCTATCTTAGTCATTGCAGCAGCAGTACCTTGAGAAGGATAGTTACATGACTGATTATCAGAAGCACTCTTTCTCTTCCATAAGTGTTTCATCACTGACACATATACAGTCTCCCTGTTAATATCAATGAATCTTTCTTCTACCTTACCTGCCTTTTTAACCTTATATGAATACCTAACAGCTATTTCTTCAATAGGAACACCTTGGGCAAACTTCTTTGCAATTTCTTGCATGACAGATGGTGGAATCTCAGATATTACTCTGCCACTGTCTCTTGCAGCTTTGTATATATCCCAGAAATCTTCCATACCATTCTTTCTCCTTTCAATACCTTTCAGTATAGGATAGTCATAGATATATGCCCTTAGCCCAGTTATCTTTGAGATTAGGATATAGCCTCTATTCCACATATCTCTCTTTTGTACCCTGAAATAGCTTGCTATACCATTAAATCTCTTGAAATAGTTGTTATAAATCTCAGTTGCAAAGTCCACAGGAATATTACAATTAGTTGCCATTGTAGGAGCTTGACCATTATAATTGAAACAGAACCTTGCCTTCTTAGCCAAATCTCTAAGGTCTTTTCTTACCTTCTTGACATCCTTCTCTGCAACTCCATCAAGTTCCTTTGGAAAACACATCTTAGCTACAAAGGAATGTCCATCTCTTTGGTTAGGGTCATTATAGAATGTAATCCACTCCTTATCATTAGATAATTCAGTGAACACATGACCCTCTTGGTCTCCATAATCACAATCTATCAGTAAATGACCTTTCTCTGGCACAAATGCTGCCCTTGTTTCTTCTGTGGCTGGAAGCTGTTGAACATTGACACTCTTATCATTTGCCTGTGTAGAAGTGTCCTTGCTTTCATCTTCCTCCTCTGCAATATCATCATCTTTAGTCTTACCTCCTTTACCTTTTCCTCCTGAGCCACAACTCAATCTACCAGTATCCATCATTTGATTGAATGTTGGGTGGATTCTTTGTGTAACAGGGTTAATGGCATCAAGGAAGTTTTGACCAAAAGATGTTACTACCTTGAAAGCTGCTGAATATTCCAAGTATAAAGGAACAATACTACTCTTACTTGCCTGCAATTCTATAAACTTAGACTCCACAGACTTTTTCATCTTGCCTGTTTTCTTGTCTTTAACCAATAGGTCAAATCCAAGTTCTTCAAACAATCTGATTACCTGCTTGGAACTATTCCAATTAATAATACATTGAGGTCCAGTATCAAACTCAGAGAATAATGAAGGTTGTGGTATTACCACATACACATTATCTGCAAGTTTGGCTGGCTTACCTTTCTTGTGAGTATCATAGTTTCTTGCAATGAGGGAAGGGTCATCCTTTTTCATTACATAATCTACTACCCAATCATTAAGTTTCTGCTCAGCAATCCTTAACCTCTCTGCATCTTTAGCCATCTTAGCCTTCCACTTAACAGGGTCAAGTTTAATGCCACAATATTCAATATATGCAAGGACTCTTACAAACTCATTCTCAATATCAAGTGCCACTTTCTGACCCCTTGCATTGATAGTAACAAGCTGCAAGTTCATAATATCCTCAAGATACACAACATCATTTGCTGCATAAACTATAACCTCTTCTGTCATACCTGCATGTATCTGTCCTCTGACAGTCTTGTCAAGATAGATATGTAAATACCTATCACAACAAGCCTGCAAGGACAAAGATACAATGCCAGGTGGGAATCCAAGAAATAGAATCTTCTCAGCTAAATAAGTATCATAGACATTTCTGACTACAATATGTTCCTTATACAGCCATCTTAAATCAAACTTTGCATTATGAATGATGAATAGTCTGTCACTTTCAAGATAATCTTTATACTGCTTGACATCAATAGTCATGCAGTCTATCACAACTTGATTTTCCTTGTTACCAAGCTGAAGAGTAAGCAATTTACCTTGCCATATCTCCGTACCTGTAGTTTCAGTATCTAAACCTACTACTCGAAGAGGCTCTAATATTTTAAGAGACTCTTCTACAGAAATACATTTATACTTAGCATCAGGAAACTCAAATAGTTCTCTCTGACCAGTAACAAAATATATCATTATTCAAATGTTATAGTCCATCCATAACCCTTAACAAAGTCTATAGATTTGACAACTGCCTTGGCTTCTTCAAGCTCACATCCTACCACAATCATTGGACCTCCTGATGGGTCAATAAACTTATTTCCTCCTTGAACTTCACCTACTCTCAATGTAGGCATATCAGTTTTGAGTACATAAGTTTTTGATTCAGTACCATCAAGTTTAGGCATTTTCTTGAGATAGTTTTTAGCTCTATATCTGGACCTAAGTTTTATAATATCTTCCATTATTTCTTATATCTCCAAGTATAACCTTTATAATTACACTCTCCTCCATACCTTTTAAGATATGCTGCTATAGTATTATGATTAAAGGTATTAATATTGTATGCACAGTTCCACTCCCTAACTACTTTACCATTTTGATTGATTTGCAGAACAGGTCTGAGGTTTTTCTTTCTGCCCAATTCCAACTTCATCAAATCTTCTTTGGATAGCTTCCTTTTGCCTTTCAAAGAAAGGACTCTTTTTCTGATAGTTTCATTAGATTGTTTATGTCCAAGATGAGATTTCCTCATCTTTTCTTTAGACTCTTCCTCCTTGACAAGTATTATATAAAGTCTTACCTTCTCTCCTGTACTTGTTTATGTAATAGATTTCTAAAGCATTTAATACTACTTTTACTCTATCTTTATTAAGGGAACTAAAGTGAAATAATACTGAGTACTTAAAGTTCTCAAAACCATGTTTTCTAATGGCTTTATGAAAGTAAGCATTGTCCCCAGTGTTAGACAACTGTATATGCTGTCTCTTTCTTTTAGACTCATGGATAGTTTGTCCTATGTAATATTTGTTAGATGGGCTGTGATAACAATAAATAATTCCTTCTATCATTTCCTTTATTTCTTACTATATGCTATTAATGAGGCAAAGTCAAAGACATATTTATATTTTTGGAAGAACAGACTGCCAAGGATACCATGAATCTGCACACCAGACTCTTCCTTAACAATAGCAAAGGCATCATCCAAGTTGTGAATACAGAAATCACCTACAAATTCTTGTCCCTTATAAGTGATTGTCATTTCACAGAACTCAGTATTTACCTTATTACCTTCAATTCCTGTCACATCCATGTCTTTTGCCTCTATCTTCTTATGGTCAAGAAGAGGAAGAATAGAGCTGTTGATTTGAGAGATATTACTTCCAGTGTCCAACAAGAAGTTAAGTTTCTTATCTCCATTAAGGAATGTTACTACAGGCAACTCTACCAAATCCATAGCCTCTTTGAAAGACATATTTACCCTTTTGCTCTGCTTGCAATAATCTTCTACACCATTAATGATGATAGATAAGATGATTACTGCAAGCATAATACCAATTATTTCTAATACCATGCTTCATGCTTTTTTTTTAGTTACTACTTGATGCCAGAAGTACCAAATCCTCCTCTGTTATTATCACCCAAGTCATCTACTTCCACAAGCTCAATACCTGAACTTAGCAGCCATTTAATCTTCTGCCACATAGTAGCTTTCTGACTAAGCTGTATCCTAAATTGACAGATTCTATCACCTGCTTCAATAGTGGTCTCTCTCATAGGAGAACATACATAGTGCCACTGGTCATCATTGCCATTATATGTGTTATCCACTACACCTTGACCACTTGGGATGAATAATCCTAACTTCTTAGGACCACTACTCCTTGAATCAATAATAGCTTCAAATCCTTTGGGCAATTTCATTGCCACTCCAAGAGGGATGTAATAGGTAGGAATTTTTACATCCCTATGACCTACCCTCTCTCCCTCAATAGTCTTCCTCTTGAGGACATCAGCCTGTGGTGCAGGAATAGTGATGTCTATAGCAGACCTTAAATCTACCCAATCACCATTCTCATTGATTACAGGCATACATCCCTTAGTCAATACTTTTACTTTAATTTTCAATTTCATGTTTCCAAAATTTATTTGTTATGTCTACCAGCTCCTTGCCACTTACCTTGTAGAATCTCTGATTAGTAGTCCTACTGTTAAGTGGTCCAAACTCTTCCTTATAAGGTCCTAACTTAATAAAGTCAAACCACTGTAACTGTCTTGCTACTATACCAGCAAGTTCCTGTCTGCCACTATACCAAGCAACTTTAAGGTTAGTATGTGTTTTCACCCAGCTTGCCAAAGCTACTAAGTGTATAGCATCATTATCTCCACCCATAAAGGACACACAGGACACTCCTTTGTTACCCTCAATAAGCTCACTAAGGGATACTTTATTTAGGGGTTTTCCAATATCCTGTGCCAAGTAAGAGCTATGGCAGCCCTTACATTGACATGGACAATTAGATATATTGATAGCAAGAGTTACCTCATCAGGAACTTCAGCAAAGACAACTTTTGCATCCACATACTTTAGCATATCTCACTTCTTCCATCACTATAGGTTCTATGACTTGCCTCAATTTGCCTGTCCTTACCAAATGACTTGATAGGTCTAAGATAGCCAATTACCCTTGTATATTGGGTAATATGGTTACTATGACACTTTGGACACTCAGTGATAGGATGCTTAGTAATGTAGCCACAATCATCACACTTACTATTAGGAATATTAAATGTGAAGTAGTTGGTTCCATTAACTATGGCAAAGTCTATCAACTTGAGATACTGCTCCTTACTCAGGTGGTCTTCAAGATTAATATGGGCTGCACTACCTCCATCAGTATATTGATAAGTCTGCCTTCCATGAAGTATAAACTTGTCAAGTACTGAAGTATCATCATGTGCATCATAGAAGTATGAGTTATATAGATTCTCATCTTCAGGAACCCAATACCCATCTTCCTTATCCCAATTATAATTCTTTCCTCCTAATCCTTCAGCAGGAACTACCTCAGAATTGAATAAGAATGGTCTATTAGCATCATGGATAGAATGTATCTTATTCTGCTCTTTAATAGTACCAAGAACCAATTGCAGGAACTCAATATATTCCTTATTGTTACCAACAGTCATACCTAAGAACCTTGCAGCCTCATTCAAGCCATTAATACCAATAGTGCTGTACAACTTACTGATATGGATATATCCACCATTTGAAGCAGCAAACATTTCTCTGTCTTCCATCTCATAGAGCATGGTTTTGAAGGCTATATGGTACTTGTAAACTCTCTCAAGTATCCTCACAAGATAATCCTTCAGTCCCTTAGTGGTCCACTCCTCATTATTAATGATATTTGTGCCACATTTAGGATAAAATTCCTTATTATACCAATCCTGTACAATCCTATTGATATTAAGAGTAATTACATTGCATGAACCTGTCATTACACCAGTAAGACCTGATGTAGGATTGAAAGTATTCTCTGCAAGTTCATTCCTCAATCTACAACATGATGCAAGACTATCAGCACTGTCAGATATATAGGTGAAGAAACTATGACCCTCCGCATACATTTCAGCAGTAAAGTCTTTATAGTCCTTATCTATAATATCATTGGTCTTTGGGTCATACACCATAGCCATTGTCTCCACGGGGAAAGTTAATATCTGCTTGGTTCTAAGCTTATTGAAGAACTTCATAAACAGTCTTTGCAGACAGTCTATTGCCTCCCATTGAGGCTTGGTTCCATCTGGATAATAGAACTCTCCAAACAATGAATCAAAATAGGTGTGGTCATAATAAGACACATTGGTAAATGGACTCTGATATGACCTATTACCAGCAGGCTGGTTCACACCATAAATGAATTGTTTGAATGCTTTATATATGGCATCTCTTATGGTTCTTTGCTTACTACAATGGTCTGTAGTGGTTACTACATCCAGCTTTTCATACCAGTTAGGACCAAACTCCTGTACAATGTAATAGTTAAGGGCAATAAAGTATTCACCTACTGCCACTGCACCCTTACACTGAGAAGATAGCAAGAAGATAAGATTGGTTACTTGACCACTGAATGACTGCAAATCATTAGGAGGTGTTGGAGTAATACCATCAATATTACCTACTCCTTCCATCATAAGAGGATACAGACTCACAGCCATACAATACTGCTTCAAGACAGGAGTAGTGGCTTCATCATGTGTATAGATGATGTGAGAGTTCAAATCCTCTTCATACTTCTTGGCTACTTCAGGGTACATTTCATTCAGCTTGTCTTTCATTCTTTGCCTCTGAATAACCCTATTAGTAGTCTTATACACTTCACCCTCAAGATTAGCAACATTCTTCATAGTTACATTTGCATTGGCATCTGTCTCTGATGAAGTAGCTGCATTCTCATTGGATTGGCTATACTCATTCATATAATCAATCCTCTCTCTGATGAATCTTGCCTGTTTATGTTGTTCTCTATAAATGATATATTTCTTTGCTACATCAAAGTGCTTATCATTCATAAGAACATCCTCAACCTTATTCTGTATCTCTTCAATACCTATAGTGTCTCCTTCCAAAGTGCCAAATAGAGCACCCAGCATATCATACAAATATTGAGGCATTTTCTTGTTGCAAGACTTAAAGGCTTTCTCTACAGCACTTATAATCTTATCAACATTAAACTCCTCTATACTGCCATCTCTTTTTACTACCTGCATATTACAATGTATTTAACCATTCTCTTAAATCATTAGGACCAGTTTCATTAATGCCTATAGGAACTCTTGGTCTGGAAGTGAGATAAGAAGAAAGCTCTTCTCCTATCACAAAAGGACTTCTCATCTCTATTTGGTCATTCTTTCCAAACTTCAATGTACCTACTGCCTGTGTAAATGGACAAGTCCACACCAATGGGACAAGGATTCTCCTATTGACTACAATAAAATCATAGTCAAGCAGCTTGAAGTTTTTGAAGTACTCATCCTTATCCATATTCTGCCTTATAATAGCCCAATATAGTCTGGCTTGAATATCATATCTCCAATCTACAAAGGATTTATAGAAATCCCACTCTGTATGGGAACTTGTTTTCAAATCTACTGGCTTTACCCACTTCTCCTTATGATTGACTATGATTAAGTCAGCCATGTTTCTATACTTTACACCATTGAACTCTCCTTTGAACTTCAACTGATAGAATCTTTCAATGTCTGGCTCAAATGGATTATCCTCTGCAAAGTAGAATTGAGTGGATTTGCTCTCTTTCAATGCTCTTACTGCATTGCACACATCTTGATAGGTCTGAGTATCAAGTATAGTCTTACTGCCTGCTATAAATAACAGGTTATAGTAGTCAGCTCCTTTCTCCTTGATAACTTTAGCTCTTGTCTCAGGCTTCCAGTTCATCTGATAACTCTGATATTCAGTCTCCTTAATGATTGCATCATCAGGAATTGTGATAAGACTCCTATAAGAATCTCCATACTGACTGAACAAAGATTTTACCATCTTTGTAATAGAGTCTGGAGTAGAAGGAAACTCAGCAACCATAAACCTCTCATCAAACTCTTCTTGACCACCTGTGATAATACTGTCTACAGCACTACCAAAGGTAAGAGAAGGTGTTTCTAACCTGTCAAATAATTTATCCAAGTTATTGAATCCCTCCCTCTCATATCTTGCAAGAGTTGAATAGCTTAATGCTGGGTCTGCCCTATATGTTTCTTCAGACACATCCCAAGATATACTTCTTAAAGATTTCCTCTCCATTAATAATAATCTTGATTGTATTCCTCACTACTGAAATCTTCATACTCATCCTCCTGCTCTGGCAACTCAAGAGCCTCACAGTAAGTATCTATTTCTGACTTCAATTTCCTCATTTCTCCAAGGTCTGCTTTCAGATACTCCTCTTTAGGATTTTCCTTACTGAGACCTTTCTTTACTCTGACAAGAGATGAATCAACTAAGAGTTGGAGAGACTCAAAGTCCCTACTATTCAAGAACTTATGTGCAAGCTTTGCATCTCCCTCAGGCAATGAGGGAATCAAAGCCTTTATTCTGTCTATTGGTTCTCTATTGTCCATAACTCTTGATAATTTCTATTGCCTGTAAGAGTTGTTTCTTGGTATATACCTCAAAATAGATAGACTTTTCACCTTTTTCAGTGTATAGGTTATCAAGATATTTTATAAACATCTTTTTCTTGATATAGAATACATCATTCTCTATTCCTTTGGCTTCAATATAAACATTGAGGTCATTATATTTGAAATAAAAGTCTGGTGTATATCTGATACCAACAATTTTACCTGTTTTCTGAATTAGTATCTTTGAGGGACAAGTATTTGTCCCGTCTGATAATCTTTTGATTTTCTGCTTGTCAGTCTCCTTATCATAGTATGGGGTAATAGGTTCAAAACCTTCCCATAAAGTAAAGGTAGTTGGCTCATATTGAGGTTCAAACCCTTGTTGAAGAAGAGTATTATATATACTCTTCTCCAACTGGGATTTGAATGTTATACCCTTAGAACTACTCTGTGTGGCATTCCTAATCTTCTTATTTGCCACTTTTGAACATTTCTTTAAGAATGTCTCTTGTAATTCTGCAAGCAATCTTAGCATCATTTACAGACCTGAATGCTGCAAAGTTCCTATAGTTCTTGATGTGGGCTTTGTTAGCCTTAGTGATTCTACCATCAAGCATAGAGATTACATAAATCTCAGGACTCTTCTCAATGTGGTCCTCATACTTCTTGTCCAACTCAATGGCTACTTCTCTAAGTACCATAGAGAATGCAGCAGCAGGAAGAATAGTATCTACACTATTGAGATAGTTATAGACCTTCTCAATCTTCCAACCAAGTTTCTCTGCAATCTTCTGAATGTAGTACTCCAGCCCCATAGGAACCTCAGATTCAACCACAGCAGACTTCGCAGGCTTGGTAGTAGTAGTAACAATGCCAGCCTCAAGGAGCTTAGGGAGAATATCCTTAGTTACTACAATGTGCTGAACTACAGTACCCTCACCAAAGAGAGGGTCTTTTACTTTAGATACCTTAGTCAAGGTGTCACCCAACTGTACTTCCTTACCATTTTTCAAATAAATCTTTTCCATTTTGTTTTTTTTTATTGTTTAGTATTAATACTCTTCGTACCATTTTATTGGTACACCATAAATCTCTTTTACCTTATTACTTATATCAACAAATAGCTGATGTGGCATCTTAGTACCACTCCTTGCAAAATATGCAGGATGTTCAATCTCTATAATATGATTGAACCTATCATTAATATAAGGTTTGAAGGTTTGGGCTTGTCTGCCAAACAATACATATACTATAGCTGTATTATATTCAGACAAGTTCTTTAGTAATTTAGCTATGAAAGGTCTCCATAACATCACATGGGAACCTATCCTATTCATTTCTACAGTGAGGGCAGAGTTTATCATCAGTATTCCCTGTTTAGCCCAACTCTCTAAAGTCTGGTCAAAGGTAATACAATAATGTGGAACTTCAAAATTAATTGCTGCTTCTTTAACAACATTTAATGAAGGAGACAAGTTATCCTCATCAACTTCCTTTCTATTCCCAAATAATACTCCAGTTGCCACTCCCTTTTGTGGATAAGGGTCTTGACCTAACATAACTACTTTCAGGTTCTTGAGGGGACAAAGCTCAAATGCCCTGAATACATCAGATTGAGCAGGACACAGGGGTTTCTTCCTGTATTCCTGCCCAACCTTAGCTATCACATTATTAAGCTCTGTCCTATCAATTACCTTCATCCAATCCCCAAAGTATTCATCTAATGTCATATCAGCATCATTATGTCATCAATATTGTTAATAAGGCATTCATTCAGTGCATCATTAGAGCAAGCAGATGGAGTAGGCTTGATAGGTTCTACAAAGAACTTATCAAAATTATCTACTATAACCTTTACTTTCCTGTCTTCTGGGTTGCTACTGAATCTGTAATTATTTCTTGGGAAATTTATATCCCTACTTGTATAATAGGGAATCAATTTCTTGATAATATCTTTATTAATCAACTTGTCAGACTGTAAGAATACTTTAGGACTAACATGGCATACAGGTCTATAATAGACCATAGTATTACCATTGTCCTCAGTATGTACACTTTTTGCAGTTAGTGTACATAATAGTAATGGAGTGTAGCTTTCATCAAAGATAATACCTTTACCACCATAATACACTTCCCCCTTGCTGGTAGTTATCTTCTGCAACCTCTTACCATATCCTACATTAGTAAATAGTTGCCTTATGATGCTATCAAAAGTCCTTCTTTCTTGGCTTGGTGTATTGTCATATAATGGTAGTATTATCTTCTTAATTCCCATAATTGCGGGATAATCTATATTATCTGAGACCAGCTTCTCAAAATGTTCTCTTGCAATCACAGGTATTTCCACCTCATCACTATTCACTTCAATGATAAGGCTCCTTCTAAATACATTGTTACTATCAAGAGACAGATTCATCTCAAGCTGGTCTGGATTGTCAGATTCACTGCTATTGAAAACACCCATTACATCATATGCAAATCTTGGGTTAAATTCCATTATACTTCAGTTTTAAGATACATTGTTTCTGCATTATATGTGGTAAGGAATGGCAGGTCTCTATCAATGAGAGGCTCACATTGATTAGCACAGAAGTTTACAAACAAATTAACCATATAAGATGCAATCATATTTGCACAGAAGGTAGTTTGTTTATAGGAGCAGATAGTTTCATCAGCTTCTGCATCAGAGAATAGGAACTCATTATTGTACCTATTAATGTTGTACTCATCATCTCCCTTGATACACAATACCTGAAACTCTTCTGCTGCTAATCTGCCATCAATAAATAAGCAATTCTTTCTCTCCTCCTCTGGTTTGGATTGAACATGATTTACCCATTTATTAAAGAAAAGTCTTCTTGCTGCCATGTTATCAAAGCCACAAATCATAATGTCTGATGCCTCAGATTCATCAGTGAATCTTTCACTTATTGCAAAGACACTGCTGTAGCCAGCATAGTTTCTAATCATCTCAGCCAGTGCAGATACTTTAGGTCTACCTAAATCAGATTGACCATATAACTGACCTGACATATTGACAGTTTCCACTATGTCATCATCATAGATAAACATGGAAGCTGGCTTCATTCTTGCCAATAAGAAGCCTACATAGCTACCAATACCACCCACACCTGCCAAAGTGACAGTCTTCTTCTGAATGTTCTCATACCAAATGGCAGAACTAAACCTACTTGTAGATTCATCCACAAGCAAAGTTGCAGAGTTTGTAGGTATCTCCTGATGTGCATCTTCTACAGCTTGGTCAAGGATAGCTTGTTCTTCCTCTGTCAAAGGTGAATCACTATCAAGATTCTGAAGAGCCTCTTCATACTCTTCTACTGAGTTGAACTCTTCAATAGCTTCTTCTAAAGCTCTCTCAGATTCTGCTACTCTGTTTTCTATTTCACTATTTGTCATAATACTAAATACTTTTGAAGTGCATCAATATACCCTTTGATATAATCATTTTCAGGAAGTTTTGTAAGCTCCTCTATCATATCATGGGCACAAATAGCACAAATTTCTGTTTCATCAAAGCCAAGCTCTTCTAATCTCTCATCTGTTATATACCATGTCAGATACTCTGTATAGGTCTCTGCCCATATCTTGAAATTATCCATGCCAACTTTGCCTTTACCAAACCTCTTTTCATACAGTGTAGGCATTGACTTAGCCCATTTAGTAATGTCAATCTTACTATCATTAGAAATGATAATACTACCTGTAATCAATTGAAGTACAAGAGATTTCAAAGTAACCTTATCAAATGATACATGACCATAAGGTATGTCATACCCCTCTTCAAATGGCAAGTCATCTGCATTATCAAAGAGAGTTGGCTGAACTACCTTAGGCTTATCAGCTTCCTTCTTGACAAGATTTGCTGGACCTGCCTTTGTACCATAGGAATTAGCAATAACAGGTTTATAGCCACCTTGATATACAGGTGTTTGAGCTTTCTCTGCCCTTTCTGCTTTAGCTTGCTTGATTTCCTCAAGTCTTGCTGCCATGTCTGGAAAGGAATAATTCTCACCTTCCTTCTCTATTTTAAGATAGAACCATTCAATTTCATCTGCACTACTTACATATTCCTTAGTATCATGCTTTTCACCATCACCAAAGAACTCATAAGACACAGATTCTTTGACCTGCTTTGATTTAACCCTCCTTGTAATCGCAGCAGTATAAGTACCTGCATTATTCACAATAAGGGATACAAAGTTATTCCTATCTATACCCTCTTCCCTTAGTGTTGCAGTATCTGTACCACTAAAGAAAGTACTCATATTGTTATGGGAATGTATAAGACCCATTTGGCAATCAAGTAGCTCAGGATTCTCACACATATGGGCTATCACATCAGGATTCATATCAAACTCTGTATAGGCTTGAGTACCAATATCCATAATGTAAATATCCACACATCTTATTACAAGGTCATTATTTTCAAATGAACCTTCATGTGTAAAGAATAGTGTACCTGACCATTCAGTACTCCACACCTTTTGGCAGGCAAATCTTATCTTTCTCTCCACTTCTGCTGGGATAATCAGCTTATAATTATAAGTACCTGACTTCTGTACCAAGCTGATTACTTTCGTGGGTTGCTTTACTTCTTCCATATCTATAATTTAACACTTTAAGTATTGTTGCTAATATGTATAGTGCAGTATGAGTATTAAGAATTATACTCTTATTCTCATTCCTTGCCCCAGCAATATCTATAATATCAATAGTAACCTCTCTTCCCTTGAATATGCAAACCTTCTTGCCTATATATTGGGCATAGGTATTTACATTGTTCCCACCTTTATCATAGTAAATCTTCCCATTATCTATGATACACTCTTTCAAGATACCTTTCCTCTTCAATTCTGCAAACTTGACAGTTAGCTCCTCTTTATTAAACTGGTCATTATACCACTTAATAAATTCATTGCTAATAAGTACAATAAACTCAATAAGTGACATACCAATAGAATAAGAGCCATTTACATAATTGAATTTAAGTTTCTTTGAATTGATAAAGCCTCTTACAAACTCCTTCAACTTATCAGAACTAAGAGCATCCCCATAGTAGCCTGATGATAGATATGTAACAAACCTGTCCACACCCATCTCCATGTTATCAGTACCTAACTTTTCCAAATATTTATAAGGTCTGCCAGCAATGGATTCTACAGTTACATACTTACTTAATTCAAGACAAAACATATTCCACATATCCTCATCATAATCTCTATTAAGGGCACTGATAGTACCATTAATAGGACCACTACCTGTACAAGGACTCTGGAAATTAGCAAAGTTACTTGTAGGAATAGTGCTGATATGGCTGTGCATGTACCCACTACTAATATGAAGCATAGTATATTCTGACCTATTAAGTGTAAATCCACCATTTAATGTGCCATTATACATTACCTTCACCTTAGCCCATAGATGGTTAATATCCGCAAACTTATTATGCTCATTAGTTACTCTTACATGAGGAAAATGTACAAGAATGAATATACCATTGAATTTGGCATTACCAATCCTCTCTTTCACTGTAGTACTGCTTGTAAGCACACTTACAACCTTTTCTACTTGGTTCTCAGGTATATCAGTAATAGCAAATGTCTTGAACATGCTCCAGTCATTACTGCTCATGCCTGCAATACTACCATCAGGGATATAAGTAGCCAAAGATTCTATCTTTAACCAAGACTTGAACTTATCCAAGCTCCAATACCCTTGCATATCAACCCTATCCTCTCCAAAGAAATCATTGAATATGCTTAATACTCGGAGTGGTCTGTCCATCAAGGAGTTATATAATTCTTCTATCTTCTCCTCAATTAATTTAATTGTTTCTCCACTCATATTACTGTAAAAAAAAAGTAGGTAAGGGGGCATTTCTAACCTCCTTACCTACTGTTACTTACCCTTGTTAATTGATACCCATTCCTACAAACATGTCATCAATCTCATCATCAGAGTAAGGAGAAGCTGACTTAGGTTTATACTCCTCAGAAGGTGCAGCATCTACTGCAACTGCACCCCCAAGGATGTCAAGTACTTCATCCTCTTCAATTGTGCCATTATTCTCAAGAATCTCTACCAGCTTACTGATAGCAGCTCTTGCTACAGTATCAACACATTCACCACCATTGCTTGCAGGTGCTACAGGAGCACTTGCTTCAGGAGTATTTACAGGTGCTTCTACCTTTTCCTCCTTCTTAGTCTCTGCCTTAGAAGCTTCTGCCTTGGGAGCAGCAGGTGCAGGCTTTGAAGCACCATTACTCTGTACCAATGCAATAAGGTCAGCAGTCTTACACATAGTAAAGTTTTTACCAAACTCCTTTACACAAGCATCCTGCAAACCCATAGATTTGATAGCATTATATGCCTCAGCTCTACTCATTGCAACAGCACCACTTCTGATTTTCTTGTTGGTGTTAGTAAGCATGAAAACCAACTCATTTGTGATAGTACCCTTATAAGGAACATCATGTGGCAGAACTGAAGTATCATTCTTCAATTCAACCTTTGATGTGCCCTCAAAGAAGGTCATACCATCATAGTCAATGCCATTGGCTCTCAGGTCACTCTTCAACTCAGCAAGGGTCGTGGCTGCTGACATGATAACACTCTTTTTCTGATTCTTAGTCTGTACGACTGTAATTTTTCTAACATCCATAGTCTTTTTTTTTTATGTTTCACAATGTTTTGAGCTTCCATTTATAGCCATACGCAGTAGCATCATCACTATTACAGCTTCTGAGAATATTCTTTATAGCTGACCCTCTATTAGGGCAATTTAGATGTCTCACTGCTTCTGACAAACTGGGGAACTCCCTTATTAATTCTTCCATGATTGAGTATTGGATTACTGGAGTACTTATTAGAGGATTATTATGTAACTTTTCTGATAATTTACTATTTCTGTTTCCATAATTCAGATTATACTTGTGACTACACCATTCAAGATTATTTACAGAATTATTACTTCTGTTTTCATCTTTATGGTTGATAATCCTATACCCATTAGGATTAGGTAGAAATGCTTGAGCCACTAATCTATGTATTAAAAGATAGTAGCTCCTTTTATTACCATCATATAAGTTAATACCTAAATAGCCATTACTCAACTTGTGAGGAATTAGAACCTTTTCTCTGCCAGTTTTATTGTAATTGAGGCTCTTTATTTCCCCAGTATTGCTCACCATGTAATTAGGAAATCCATCTATTTCTCTCCATTCCTTCATACCCATTCAGTTTTTTTCTTTCTTTTAATCTATACAAAAGGGCAAATCATTCCAATCATTATCCTCTTGTCTTGAAGAGTTGAATAAAGGCTTGATTATTCTAAGGAACTCATCTTTGCCCTTAGCCTTATACAAGTCTGAAATATCTTTCCCTTCATTAAAGGGTGGCAATACTACATTAGTAAAACCTGTTTCTTCAGCTAACTTCTGAGCATCTTTCAATCCTGGCTCATCATTATCCAAGCAAATGAAGACTTGTTTATATCTTCTTTTCAGCTCACTAATTGCAGTATCACTCATCCTATATCCCTCACCTTGAATGGCAAGAGATGGAATACCTGTATTAGCCCATAGACATAGAGCATCTTTCAATGAAGAGCAAATGCAAATCTGCTCCCCATACTCAGGTACTTTAGTCCATAGGCTCACTACAGAATTGTCATGCTTGTTACTCCACTTATAACCAGCTTTATTGAAAGGCTGATATATTTTTAGGGTAACTTTGCCTTCCTTGTGTTCTACATAAGCATAGGCATATTTATCAGCTCCAAATACATATCTATGACCATCTTTTATGACAATCTTATGAGATATGGGATAAACCTCTGCATACTTGAGCCATTCTAAAGTTATACCATAGGATGCCCAATATTCAATATCATAACTTCTCCAATCTCTGACTTTGCACTGCAAGTCTGTATCTTTGTTATAGCTATTTGTACTTCTTACAGCACAGGGAGTATATGAATGAACACTGGCACCACCACAGAACTTTGAAATGTCCTCATTAATCCTTGTTAGAACTTCCTTATAACCACAGTTCCACATATGACCAAGTAGGTCAAACAGACCTCCTCTATCCCTCGTGGATAAATCTGTGTAAAATATTCTTCTACCATCAGTAGAATAAAGACCAAAAGAAGGTCTCCTGTCCTGTCTAAGAGGACTATTTATAATACAAGGAACCTCTGTGACTCCTAAGTAATATGACAGAATGTCTGCTTCTGTCACTTTACTTAGAATATCATCAAGGCTCACAGAAGATTTACCTTTGCTGATTGCCATTGCTCTTTTTTTTTAGAAATTACTACTTACTTACCAAAATCCCAAGGTGTACCACCAGCAGTATCACCAGCAGGGAAAGGCATATCACCTGCTGCACCAGAGTTACTGAGGTCTGTAGATTCTACATCATACTCCTTCAAGTCACCCACAGTGAACTCAGTAGTAGGATATGTACCAGCAGCCTTTCTTTCCTGCAAGTCTGCATCCAACTTACTGTAGTCAGTGATATTGTTCTTCAAGAACATCTGATTATAAACAGCCTGATACTGCTTGTTATCATCAGTGGTTCTTACACCAAACAATACCTTAACCTTGTTATTAGGCTGCAATGCAATAACATCTCTCAGCTCCTTGAAATTACCCTTGAAGTACTCAGCAATGCTCTCAAGTCTTGCTTCACAATCCTCAGGTTTGTCTACCATAACCCAAGTATTATTGACATACTTCATTACATTAGGAATGTTGAGGTATGCCTTAATGAAGTTAGTAAGCTCTTCCTCACCATGATAAGCAGGTCTGTAGTCCTTATCAATGTTGGCAGGACCATTCTTATATACAGGAATCTCATGTGCCTTAGCCTGCTCTACAGTAACCCAAGCAGTTCTACCATACTTGTCAATTACCTGTACCTTAGTCTGGTCTCTGTTATACCTGTATTCCTTTCTGATGAAGAAAGCCACTTTGGTAGTAAATTCAATACCACCACACTTCTCAGCATCAGTCTTAACAATGAAGTCAAGTCTGACATTCTGTACCTTGTGCTTGTCCTCACCTACCTCAACTTCACCCAGATATTCAGGGTCATTCTCAAGCTGGGTATTATACAGCTTTTCAAGCTCTGCTTTGTTAGGATTTACAGCCAAAACAAATACAGGAGCTACTCCTGTATATCTCTTTACTGCATTGCCTTCTTTACTCTCTGTTCCTTTACTGAATGCCATAAAAGCATATCCAACTTTTTTCTTATTCATGTTATTCATTATTTTTATATTTCCACTTATAACCAAATGCTTGATGCACAGGATATACTTTACCAGAATGATAATCCTTGGCAAATCCTCTACAACAAGCAGAGATAGAAGTATTTGAGAATCCAAGTGTTTGCTCAATTTCTCTTGTGGAAGCCCATTCTTTGACAAAGTTTCCATCTAAGGTTTCTTGTATAACTGCTTTGGACAAAACATTCTTTCTGCTGCCATAATTACAATTATATCTGTTATTGCACATTTCAAGATTCTCCACTCTATTGTCTTTCTTATCCTCATTCTTATGATTTACTTGTAAGTCATCAGAATAATTACTAAGAAAGGCTTTGGCAACTAACCTATGTACCTTCTTAAACTTCAACCTCCCATTTATATACACTCCAACATATAAGTATCCATACCTATCAGTATGTTTCTTTAGTACCTTATTAGTCCTTGTGCTATAAACTTCCCCAAGATTTGATACCTTGTATCCATCAATTACTTCTATCCAACTTTCCATATCCCTAATTCTTCTGATTAATCTTCAAAAGGCAGTTTGTCACCAGCCTCTGTGCCATCATTGAAAGGATTGGTAGGGTCAAAAGGAGACTCTTCACCAGCCTTTACTTCTGTCTCAGGTACCTTCTCAGTGTCATCTACTGTCTCAGGAGCAACATTGTCAATAGCAGGCTCTTCTACATGAATCTCATATACATTAGCCTCCTCATTGAACACTACTACACCAGCCTTAGGTTCATACTTAGTAACCTTTACAGGCTTACCATCCTTATCAACCTTACCAGTATCTTCTACCTTCTTGACAACCAAGTCTTCACTTGTGAGACCACCTGTCAAAGCCTTGACACCCATCTCATGTCCCTCAATCTCCTCAGTCAGAGCATTGTACTCTGCATTGAGTTCATCAATCTTGGCAGCAATCTTATTCTTCTTCACTACCAAAGGATTAACATTCTGTGCAATTCTTTTTACACCTGCAAACTGTCTTACTGTTAATGTCTTATTCATAATGATTGAACTTTTTATTCTTGTATGATATACCCGTGTCTATGTACTTATATATGGTTCTTGCAGTTATATGAAGAGATTTTATACAGTCCCTAATTGTTGGATAAGTAGTTTCTATACCTGACAGTTCATCCAAAACTATTATAGGATGCCTGCCTTCACCATAATTAGTATTATAAGCTTGAGTACACCATTCAAGATTGTTTATACTATTGTTTAATTTATTTTCATCTATATGATTTACAAATGGAAGATTATTAGGATTAGGAATAAAATGCACAGCAAGGAGTCTATGCAAAGTAAAATGAGTAGATTTACCACCCTTACTAAGTCTAATCTCCATGTATCTACCATTGTTCCATATCTTCATTGGGTGCTCTTGAGAACCTTTAATTCTCACAACCTTACCTAAATTAGATATTTTGTATATTCCTTCGTATCCTTTTATATCTTTCCATTCCTCAACCATATTTTCTTTATTAAAAGATTTGTAATAACTTTCTTTCTTGCCCCATGTTATTTAATGGATTGGGAGCACTCCATAGCTTATATATTGTGAACTTTCTCTCATAGAAACTTAATGCAAAGTTAAAGCAATATGCCATTAATTGCCTATCTCTTAATACATGTGTTACAAACAGGGCAGTCTCATAATAAGGCTTGCCCTGTTCTATGCAGTATTGCATCAACACCATATTGACATCAGTTTCAGTAAGTCCACCAAAGGCAGCTAACCTTGATATTCTTACAGTCTCATTCCTATCCATAAATCTCCTTCAATTTGTCTACTACTATAGACAAATCATTAGGAATCTCATCAGGAAGGTCATCCAATGCACCAAGACTGTCTTTAGCAGGATATTCTCCATCAAACTCCTTGACAAAGTGCTTGATAGGTCTCTTGTTTTCTGCATCATATCCTACCTTGCCAAAGAGGATAATATCAAACTTACCCTCAGGAGTAATATAGTCATCAACCATCTTTCCAGTGGTCTTGAACTTATAGGAAATGGAATCACCATTCTTATCCTTATACTCCTCATAATGGGCACAGCAGATAATGTTCTTATCCTCAGGAAGCCCCTTGAAGGCATCAAAGATGAGACCCATCCCATAACCAATCTGCTTAGGAGTATCCCATCCACCCTTCATGGCATTAGCCATATAGAAATCCTGTGCAAGATAATTGAAGTCATCAATTACAATGTTCTTGAAAGGAGACTTCTTCAACATGTTGATAATCTCTGTTACTGCTGCAAATCTGTCAAGACCTGTGAGACCATCTACTTGCACTCTGTTGCCTGTGCCAAGGGCATTTGCATTTACAAGTTTCTGTGTAGGCTTACCTACATTCTCTACTCCAATGCTACCTTCAATCAGCTTAAAGTTAGGGTTAGGAACACCCCTACCAATACACTGGATAACATAAGTTTCCTTTGGGTCAAGCCCCTTAATACCTAACTTCTCCCTACCACAATAGGAAGTGGTTTTTCCAAAGCCTGACTTAGCCAAAACTAAAATCTTTGCCATTGTTTTTGTTTTATAGTGTTACTTTTACTTGAAAAGGGTTGCAAACTTATGAAATATTTTCCACCTGTGCAACTTTCTATTCATTTTATTTATTCCATAACTAAAGAAAGTCTTAGCAGTTTTGCTCTTCCTTGATTCCATATAGTTATATACTCTCTGTAATGCTTCTCTATCATCAGGTCTTGGGAGTTCATAAAATGTACTCACCGCACCATCAAAGAATAAAGGACAGATTTGACCATTTGCTCCATAGTCTCTATCTTCAATCACCTCCATGAACCTTATATGGTTCCTGAACTTGGTTATATCATATCCTTCATACTCTCTTAGTCCATACTTGAATGGACTATAGAGACCTATAACCATATTGGCATCTCTGGTAGTAGTCTTACAATCTGCAAGACCATCAGAAGATGGTTTAAGCTTATTCAGCTTCTGATTCTCAATACCTTCTTGAGCCTGTGCTTGATGCTGAATCAGTACAAAGATGAACTTCAATTGATTTCTGAGAGTAATACCATACTTGCTCATCTTATCAATAGTTTCCATCTTCTTCAATCCACTTTCAAGAGATAGATTTGAGGCATTATCTATGATGATTATCCTCCTCTCCTCTGGGTCATCTGGGGTATAAGGATTGTCATTGTCTACCACATCTGCATCTATGATTTCATCTGTGATAGGGCCTTTCCTCTTGCCTTTCTTGAAGTTAAGATGTCCATGAGTTAAGGCATAATCCCTACAATACTTATTGATTCCTGTGGGATTCCTTTGGTCATCAATATACTCAACCATATCCTCAAATGCCTTGATATATCTCTGATACTTATCAGATTCAAGTAATTCAAGAATCTTCTCATCAATAGGATGGTCTCTATCTGTACTTTTCAGTTCAGTGGGAGATACCTCTATTCCATCCAATCTAAACAATAGATGACACAAGAACTCATTATACTTTTCCTCTGGACTCATCTCCAAAGTAAAGTAAAGAACCTTAACTCTCATCTCAGGATGCTCCAATATAAAGAACAATGGTTCATATACAAATAGGTAATCACAGAACTTTGATTTACCTACCTTTTGGTTAGCAGTCACCACTATGAACTTAGCAGTTTCAATGCCTGGAACCCATGCCCTAAACCTTGGAAAAGGGAAAGGAATACAATTATAAAGTCCATTAAGAACTCTCTCCCTCCTTAACCTCAGATTTCCCATTACTTGCTTAAATCTACTCATAATCAGTTAATTGTAGAAGTCCAATCATTTCTTAAATTCTCTTCTTGACCAGCATTCTCAATGTAACTAATCAATTCTGAGTCTCCCTCAACCTCACCAGCAGCACCAACTTTCTCTTTGAATATGAAATACTTTAATAACCTCATATATGTATAGTTTCCATTGAAACCTTCCACATACTTACTGGTTGCCTGTATGATTTGCTCATCAGTATAAGTATTTCCATATTTCTTGAAAAATAACTTTAATCTTCGTACAATCAAAGCTACTCCATCAGCCCAATAATAGTTGGTACCATCTTTCTTGCCTTTGGGGAATATCTCCTTGAGCCTTGTAGCTAACTGAATTAACCTGTCATTAGGTTCCTGCTTCTTATCAGAATCTACAATCACAGAATCTATTACCTCAGTGCCTTTATTAGTAAGTCTCCATCCAACCTGCTGGAACAAATCATCCCTATCAGCAGTTATGTAACCCTTCTTAATCAGCTCTTTCTGAGCCATATCAAGGTCAGCATTATTATGGATGGCAAGCATTAAGAGAGCCTCAGCAAGACTAATGTTGTTCTTCTGACATCCTTCCTTACTTAAACAAATTGTCATAGCTTAATGTCATTAATACTATCAACACTTATGATAGAATCCTCAGAATACTCCTCTATCATCTTCTGCACAAGTTCTTCTTCCCTTGTATCCTTGAAATAAGGTATGATGATAATAGGGGATTTATGTCTAAGTATTCTACCAACTCTTTGCTTTACTACAATCTCCGAACTATTCAAGTTGCAGAATATACCTATCCTACAATTAGTCAAGTTCACACCTTCATTGAGTATATTACAGGCAGTAATATGCTTAATCTTGTTAAGATTAAACATTTCAAGGTTCTTCACTGAAGCCTTATTCTTCGAGGTGATATTGTATTTACCTAACCTCTCTGACTGCTCAATACTACTACAGAAAGTCAAAATCTTGTAATTCCTGAACTTGTCAAGAAGAGATAATACAAGGGCTTCCTTCTGTTCAGCACACCACTTCAGCCTTTTGCCTGCTGTTGAAAGCCATAAGTTCTTTATCCTCTCATTTCTTGAGTTAAAGTACTTATTCTTGTACCACTCTATAAGTGAAGAGATACTATCATAGCAACCTTTCTGAGTGGTGATTATATCACGACCAAACTTCTTAACCTTATAGGTACAATTAGTAGTGTCCAAAGTCAAAGGCAGTAGATATACTGTAGGCTCAGGTAATACTTCATCTTCTACAGCCTCCTTGAGACCACACTTAATGACCTCAGCCTTGTGGTTGTAAATGAAATAATCCCTCATGTCTCTCTTAATAGTGGCAGACAATCCAATGAAAGACTCATTGATATGGATAGTCTCCAATACATCAATTCTTGCTTCTGACAAATGCTGCATCTCATCTGCCACTACTACATCAAAGTATGAGTTCTCATAGTTCTTTAGTGACTCATAGCATTCAATGGTAATATAGTCAGACTTGATACCTCCCCATTTCTCAATCTCATCCTTCCAAGTCTGCTTATGCACAGTCTTTGCCACAAGGATAAGTATAGTAGTAGGGCTTTCATCATTCCTGAATACCCTATCACATATATGATTAATGAGGTCTATTGCTACCTTGGTCTTACCATACCCAGTGATAAGCTCTAAAATCATGTACTTGCTCTTATCAACTACTTCAAGAGCTTTCTTTTGTATCTCTTCTCTTTTCATAATAACTGTCTTGTTAAATAAAACCTTTTCTTATACAGATGATTTCTGCTTTTAATTAAACACCAACTGATAGATTGTATGGAGCCTCCAACATAGGATGCTGCTTCTTCCAAAGTATTTACTTTACATAACAAAACTTTATTAAGGTCATAGATATAAACTCCTTTTTGTCTTTTAGCACAAGACTTACTGTTGGCTTCACCTATTTTCCTCTTTGTTTCATCTGATAAAGTAACTCCTTTTCTTGGATTAACATAGCCATTTCTATAGTTTTCCTTGAGAGAGTTTCTTATCCTCTCCTTAGTACTTTCCAATGTAAGCTCAGTATTATACTCAGGATGTAGGCTATCCACATAGAATTGTTCCCTTTCAGCCAATTTATCTTCATCACATCTTTCAAGTACAAAGAAATGAAATTTATCTTCACCATACTTGTTCCAAGCATTTTGAAGATGAGGACTATGATGACAATTATGCCTCAGGGTACTTCTATGTTTCTGCCATCTACTATAGATGTTCTTGCTACTTCCCACATACTTCTTACCATTTTGTGTGTTCAAAATACAGTAAACACCCGAAAACTTAAATTCTTGACTAATAACCATATCTTTTTTTTTGCAAAGATACAGTTAGTTTAAGTGAATTACTTATACTATCCAGTTATTATTTCAAGTTCTTCTTGTCATTTCTACTTACAATTCCTTTTAGTTTGTTAATGTAGTTAGGGTCTTCTGCATACCCTATGTCTGATAAAAACTTATAGTAATCATTCGGAGGTTTGTATCTATATTGCACATAGTCAAGATATGCAACCACACTCTCAGTCCAATGGTCAAATGTATAATACCTGTGCTTCTTGCTGTTATACAATCCAAATAGGTTATTACCATTCAGACATAAGTCTGACTTAAAATGACCAGTTTCAAGTACAGCTTGTGCATAGACTATCTGAGGATGTTTGACCTTATAATATTCCAATGCTTCTATCAAGCCTTCTTGAGGTGATTTACTAAAGAAGTCTGGTTGCTCCTCATTAATTATGTGTACCACCTTTATTTCAGGTGGTTCATCTCCCTTCAAGTAGGGTAGTACCTGTACTACCCCAAGTACTCCTACTGCAAAGGAGATGAGTATGTTGAATACTTTTTGTTTCATACCCTCTTACATAATAATAGATTCTTAACCTTTAATAGTCCTTTTGTGACAATATTACCCCCTCTTAATGAGAATACATGGGTATAGCCATCACATTTATTGGGGTTCCATCCTGCATGAATTGCATAATATATGATGAATGCAGCAAATAAGATGATGTTAGCTATGGGCAGTAAACCCAGTACAACTATGATAAGTGCCATCCATAATGGAACTATAACATCATATTCTTCCTGTAACTTAGCAGGACCACAATACCTATAATACATCTCAACATTGAGTATCTTTCAAAATACTCAATGTCAAGATGATTATCAATATAGCAATAATCCACATCATTTGCTAATATCCTTAAAGATTGTAGGAACTTGACCATATACAGGTAACTATATAGTAATCTTGTTGTCTAACTCAGAGGATAAAGGAAATATATTTTTTCTCTCCCTTCTTACTA